TGCTGGCGATCAACGATGGGACGAAGTGGAGGAGGAGAAGGAACTGCATCGGTTGCGAAGATTTGTCCTCCGATTGGTTCGCGAGGTCAACTATCCCGATAATTTGTGCTATGATTGCTCGCCTCGTGTGATCGAGGAAGCGAAAAAGGCGTTGGAAGGAAAATCATGACGAACAAATCTTGGTCGAACTGGAATGGCACTACCACGAGCAACGTTGATCCTGCCGTTGAATGGGTCGATTTTCGACCTGGCGAAGTCGTCGAGTCACTGATTAAGGTGACAGCAATGATAGAGAAGTTCAAGGAAGAACGCAAAAGCATGATCCAGGTCGTCCTCTGTACGCCGATTGGGTTGGAGGTGATAAAGAACAACACTATCGAAGATGTTCGCTCTGGTGGAGATCTTGCACCGTTGTTTGGCATCCCTGTGAAGGTTCTTGCCGATTACGCCGCAATTCGCGAAGAGACGATTAAACTGGACGCATCTGGGACGAAATGGGCCATCGTGACCGATAATGGGGTAGTACTGTCGGAGAAGTCATTTCCATTCGTCGATAAAACATTCTGACAATTTCTTGGAACAAGTCTGCACGGAATGCGTTTAGGTGGTAGAGTAGAACAACACTTTTTTGAAAGGGGATACGTGATGAATTTCAATCTGGTCAAAATGGCAGTAGCGGCGCAATTCGAGAAGATGCAGCAGGGGCAATTGTTCCGAGTCGATCTTGACAAAGACAAGTTGTGGGAGTTGTACCTTAACTCGTTCTCTGATGGCACTAATCCGATCTACAGGGTGCGCACCGAACACGATTGCTCTTGTTGCCGTCACTTCATCCGTGATGTTGGCAACGTCGTGGCGATCATGGGCAGCAAGATTGTCAGCATTTGGGACGTGGTTGTGCCGGAATATCAGCCGGTGATGGATGCGATGGCCAAGTTTGTGAAGGGTGCGGCGATTACGGATGTTTTCCTTCATTACGGTAAAACCATTGGCACGGACAAGAACTTCGAGGAAGTGGTGGATGGATTTCCGAAAACATGGACGCATTTCTTCGTTAACGTCAACCCGAAGTTCACGATGGCGAAGGATGTCATTCCGACGAAGTTGAGCGAACTTCGATCTACTCGCGATGTGTTTGTGCGAAGTCTGACGGAAATAACCGACGATTCCATTGATACGGTTCTGGACCTGATCGATCAGAACTCGCTGTATAGAGGAGAGGAACACAAGGCACTTGTGCGTGAGTTCAAGAAGGCCAAGGCGCAATACGCGGCGTTACCTGAGAATGGGAAGTTGCTGTTCGGTTGGTCTGGTTCTGGTGCATTGGCAAGGATTCGCAACACGGTAATTGGCACGTTGTTGCAGGACTTGTCGGAAGGCAAAGAAATTGACGACGCGGTTCGTTCATACGAGAGCAAGGTTGCCCCGATGAACTACAAGCGTCCTACTGCACTAATTACCAAGGCCATGATTGAGAAGGCCAAAGTGACGCTAACGGAACTTGGTCTTACTTCGGCATTGGAGCGTCGATACGCAACGATTCACGATATCACGATCAATAACGTGATCTTCGCGAATCGAAGCACAAAGAAGGTCATCACTGGAACCGTGTTCGACACCTTGACGCCAACGGCTTCGGCGAAGGTGGCAAACTTCGACAAGGTGGAAACGGTTTCCATCGATAAGTTCATCAGCGATATCGTTCCTCGTATCGATTCCATCGAGGTTCTGCTAGAGGGGCGTTTCACTGGCAACTTGGTCAGTCTGATTGCTCCATCCGATGCAACGGCGTTGCCATTGTTTAAGTGGCCGAACAAGTTCTCGTGGACGTACAACGGCGACGTTGCGGATTCCATCAGGGAGAAGGTTAAGAAGGCTGGCGGCAATATCAATGCGGACCTGTGCTGCCGTTTGGCGTGGTACAACTACGACGATTTGGACCTGCACGTGAAAGCACCAGATGGACATATTTACTTTGGAGCCAAGTCCGTTGGAGGTGGTCGATTAGATGTAGACATGAATGCTGGCGGTGAGAGTTCCAGGGAAGCCGTGGAGAATATCTTCTATCAAGATCGTCGAACCATGAAGGAGGGCGTGTATACGCTCTACGTCAATCAGTATCGTCAGCGTGAAACTGTCGATGTTGGCTTTGAGGTGGAGATTGACTATCTGGGAGACGTTCGCACTTTCTCCTATGCCAAGGCCGTTGCTGGAGACGTTACGGTGGCCAAGTTTCGTTACACGCACGCTGGTGGAATCGAGATTGTCGAGTCGTTGCCTAGTTCGCAGAGTTCCAAGACGGTTTGGAATCTGCCAACGCAATCGTTCCATCAGGTTTCGGCGTTGTTGCACAGCCCGAACTATTGGGATGGTAATGGAATTGGCAACAAGCATTACTTCTTCATGTTGGAAGGATGCGTGAACGATGGATCGGCTCGTGGTTTCTACAACGAGTTCTTGCGCCCAGAATTGGATAAGCATCGCAAGGTTCTGGAGGTGGTTGGATCGAAAATGAAGGCCAGTGGGCCGGATCAATTGAGTGGTATTGGTTTTTCGTCTACGCAAAAGAATACCCTTGTCTGTCGGGTTAAAGGCAGTTTTTCGCGTACTCTCAAGGTTCAGTTTTAAGGAGAATGATATGTTCGACAAAGTTACCCGTTTGAAGTTGCGTTTCGCTACGGTTCGTGGCTTGGCGAGCGTTGAGGACTTGTGGGACTTGCCTCTTACTGGGCATGTTTCCTTGGACCGTATTGCTGTTGACCTTCATAAGCAATTGCGTGAGGCCAATGGTCAAACGTCCTTCGTGGAGCCGGTTGGCGGCGACGATGGCATCCTGCAATTGAAGTTCGATGTGGTGAAGCACATTCTGGACATTCGAGTTCAGGAGCGTGACGCGGCTAAACTGGAACGGAATCGCGCAGAGCAGAAGCAGAAGTTGCTTGGTATCTTGGCTCGCAAGCAGGACGCCGAACTGGAAGGAAAGACGACGGAAGAGTTGTCTGCGATGATTCAAGCCCTGTAAACGTTGGTGTCGCCCATTTTTTTTGGAGAGGTGCAATCATGAAAAAGAAAGCAAAAAAGACTCCGCAAGAAACTGTTGATGATCTTGTCGAGTTGACGCAATCACTAAACATGCCCGAAGACGCCTTAGATGGCGAACTTCAAGACGCGGCCCAAATGGACGCCGAACTAGCTTACGACGCGGTAAAGAACGCGGTGATGATTGATAAGATCGAGTTCCTGGTGTCGCGAGGATATCGCCCGAATCGTATTCGCCAGATTATCGAGGAAGTTGCTGGAGAGGTGCAATCATGAGTTTGGAGACATGGAAAGCGGAGTTTTACCCGATCCCAGCCCACGAGGTTCCTGTTGAGGACGCCGTACAGCACTCGCTACGAAAGTGGCGTGGTCTGACGAAAGAGAACCTTGAGAAGCATGGTTTGGTTCGACGCAAAAATGTAATTATCGAGAGCGGTGTATGGCGATTTGGCGTTGAAAGCGATTCATGTTCTCTCTGCAAGCATTACCTTTCTCCGTTTTCAAATTGCCATCATTGTCCTCTTGCCAATGTTCTTGGTGGGAGATGTGATGAAGATCAGGGTGATCTGGATGAAGTCGATTCTCCGTACCACGAGTTCACACGCAACGGCAACCCATTACCAATGATCGAAGCGTTGGAACGGGCAGCGGCACTGGAACCAGATATCAGGAGTGCGTGATGGCAAGATCGTTTGACAATGCCGATTTGTACGGTATATTTGGGACACAAAAAGGAGAAAAGTAAATGTCGAATTTGAACAAGGTTCTGCTCCTGGGGCGCGTTTCGAGAGAAATCGAGGCTCGATCCTTCTCGGACGGGACAAAAGCCGTGAACTTTGGCTTCGTGGTGAACAACAAGAAGAAGAACCAGCAGACGGGAAAGTACGAGGACGAACCCGTATGGCTCGATTGTTCGGCGTTTGGCAAGACGGCGGACCTGATCGACCAATACTTGCAGAAGGGTTCACAAGCGTTCATCGAGGGCCATTTGAAACTCGATCAGTGGAACGACAAGACGACTGGCGAGAAGCGGACCAAACTCAAGATCGTGGTGGATAACGTCCAGTTCATCGGTAGCAGGTCGGAACGACAAGCGGACAAGCAGCACGATGATGGCCCGCACGTCGATGATCTTGATCCTCCACCTGACGATGGCGGCGACATCCCATTCAGTTGGCTGATTCCGTTTATCGTCACGGTTGGCGTGTGGAGTTACCTATGAGGTGTAAACCCCTTTACACCTGGATCATCCGAGTGCAATATTGCACTTTTTATTACAGAAACGAAAGGAAAGTAATGTCGGAAGAAAACACGTATCTCGTGAAGGTGATCGCAACCAACGGACCCGACAAGGGGAAGTCGATTGTTATCGATCTGTATGATATCGCCGATTCGATAGGGTTCCGCAATGCGGCCCACTTCCAATCTTTGAAGAAGATGTTGCGTGGAGGCCGAGCGGACAAGTCGTGGAAGCAGGACATGGAGGAAGCGATTAAATCGCTCCACAGGGCAATCGAGCGAGAAGAGGCACTGGAAGCCGATGAGACTGCCAAAATGCCACAGGACACGCATGGAGTGCCTTGCTGGGGCGGCAGGACTCAATTACTGGACATTAGGATTGGCGACAAGGTGATGATTCGCGGCGAGGAGCATGTCTGCGTAGATAAAGGCACGCATTGTGAGTTGCTGAGTGTTCTGCCGACGTTTGATGAGTGGTGTGACAGGAACGTTCCAGAATGGAGGAATGGCGGTAATGTCTGGTACTCTCCACAATACAAGGATGGATTTCCGAGGCTACCCGAAGACGTTTATCTTGCCTTGGATAATGCAACATCCGATGGGTTGATGATTGCGTACAAGAGTTCCGAAGAGGCAATTGGTAAACTTCATAAAGCGCTGTTAAAACTCGGAAAGGTAAAGCCATGATGGAAACCGAAACCATTGATCGGTTAAAGAAGGAAAACGAAAAACTGCGTGCAGAGTTAGTTGCTGCATGGATTGCAATCGAGGAGATGCGATGGCCAGATATCCCTGGCGTTGAGTTTTGGGTCTGTCCTCCCATTGGTCCGTTTTTTGACGAACTAACCGAGTTTAAGACAGAAAGAATCGTTGTCCATCCCGCAAAGGTCGAGGGGATATATCGTGCATTGCGAGTTCATGCGGCTCGTTTATTTGGTACGGGCGTAAACATTGTCAAGGAGTTGGATCAGTTAAAAGCCAAGTTGGAAGTGAATCATGAAGGAAAAATCCATGAGTAGATGCCCGAACTGTGGTGAAGAGATGATAGATTCCTTGTGCAAGTGTGGCCATGACGGAAAGAGCCACGTTTGCGAGTGTGTTTTCTGTCAAACGCCGCCAACAGAGGACTTGCCCGTTCAGGAAAATTACTTCCGCATGTGGTTGGGGGATAACCGATGAAAATCGATCTTGATCCTGTGGTGGATGGCATCGCAAGCGTGACTTTCCCGATAGCGGAGAAGGTGTTGGTGGCGGCATTCTGCATTGGAAGTGCGGTGCTGGATGGTGGATACTGGCAAGCATTTTGTGGGGGTGATATTCATGAAAATCTATTTGGTTGTCTGGGAAGATCGTCATCAGGACGTGCAAGTTGATGCTTTCAAGGAGAAAAAAGACGCATTGGAGCATCTTGATGATATCGTTAGTAATTACGATATACCTGATCAGGAAGGCATGAATGACACCGAATGGATCAGGTATGTTCGTTTGTCACATGAAGGTGATTACGTCCGAGTAGAAGAAACAGAAATGTTCTAGGAGCAATCATGACGGACCAGTTGAGTGCAATCTACGGAATGGCACTATTCTGGCTCGTGGTAGCCGGATGGTGCTGGGTGGACGGCAAGGTAATATCGTGGAAATGGCGTAGGATGATGCAGGAAGCCCGTATGCGGCGTCGGATGGAGCGAATGTGGGTGGAATCATGGAGATGCCAATGAGCGATCAAGAACAAAAACACCCGATGCTCGCCGCCCTCGAAGCAATCTGGGAGGGCGAAGTAACCTTTGTCGAGATGATCCGGTGTGACAAGTGTGAAGCGTTGCGTGATCCCGACGAGTTCCCCTATTGTCCCTGTGACAAGGTGAGTTTATGAGTTCAAAAGTTGATGATTGTGCAAGGTGCTATGGAACCAATGTGCTTTTGTTTTGCGAAGTTTGCAAAGCCAATTTTTGCCACTATTGCTTTGAAAGCCATAGCCACCAAGCGTTTACTGAATATCAGAAGAAAATGAAAGAAGCGATTGATGGTCTTGGCGAGCGTCTTGGTGTTAGGTGTGTTTATTATCCAAGGTTTCCAGGCATGAAAGGTGAGTGAATGAATTCATTAGAGATGTTCTTGCCGACATGATTTCCTTCGTAATCAGTATGATTAAAATCGCATCCGTGCGAATGCTCTGTGACCAATCAGGGGTTGCAGATGTGCAAGAGGTGTTGTCTCTTGATGGAGGTTGGCCACAAATGAGCAAAATCAATGTAAACACAAATGCTCGTGATCTTGGCAAAGAACTTGGCCGACCTGATTGGCTAACAGCCATTGGCGTGGCTGAGTCAAATGATGGTTATGAAGGTATCATTATTTATGCAAAAAGAAAACCAAAGAAAAGAGAGTCGGTTTTGTTCGAGAACGGCTACAAAGGGTCGTTGGTGATCGTTAAAGTTATCGGGAAACTAACTCCACTTGGGAAGTAACTGAATGAAAAAGAAAATACACGATAGTTGGGGAAGAGATAGAGACACTGGCGCTGAGGGTTTGGAGAGAGGCGTTCGCCGAGTAAAGAACGGCGGCGTCAAGATCGGTGGCGAATATTGGGTTTTCGTGGAAGGCCGTGGGTCATGGAAGGACTACGAAGGTAAAAATGTCGAAGTATCTGTTTCCGATTGCTGGTCAACCAGATACGCCGCTAGGGACATGGATTCTTTTCAATTGATTGGTTATTTGGTTCCTAAAAAGGATTAGTGAATGACACGAGACAAAATGCTGAAATACGTTGAATCTTTGGATAGTGACACAAAAAAGTTATTCATAATTGCCGAGTCTGTGATTGAGAGGCTTGGCGATTACGACACTTTATCCGAGGAGTTCCAGATTGCGTGCAGCGTGTGGGATGTGTTTAGTAAGCGATCAGAGGAGAGTGCTATAAATGACATTTGACGAAGCCCAAGATATCGTACTCGACAACGCATATGGTGAGTACAAGGGAGAAAGATCGCGGCTGCGTAGGGCAATCGAGGTGATCGCGGAAGCAGTTGATTGCACACACGAGGAAGTGATGGAAGCCGCATACAGCGTGTGCATCTGTGGTCAGTGTGGATATAACGACGAATGACGCTCAAGCAACAAAAGGGGTAATGTAATGCCGTTCGCAAGACTGGTCGTTACGAGGACAGAAAGCACGGAACTGTACATCGAAGTCCCCAAAGGATTCGATGCCAAGAGCCTGATACGCATGGAGTATCAGCAAGAGGTTGGTAGAATCGCGGAGGAGACTACGAAGGGTTTTGATTGGGACAACTCCGAATGGATCGACACGGTTGATGTGCAATCTGTATCGATTGTTGACGAAGAAGAAGCGGAAAAGTACCATTGTGGAAAACTTTCGGAATCAGTGATCGACTACTTAAAGGGGTAATCCAATGGCAGGTAAGAAAAAAGGCAGTTCGGGACTATCGGAAGCAGCGGCCAAACTTGGCAGGGCTGGTGGCAAGGTTGGGGGAAAAGCTCGTGCAAAAGCACTTACGGCTGGCGAAAGAACAGAGATAGCCCGCAAAGGTGGGTACAGTAAGGCACGGAAGAAGAAAGCGGGTGATTGATGGATGAGTTTAATTGCCCATTGTGCAAGTATCCATGTGTCAGGGACGAGGTGGATATCGGAGTCGGCACGCAATATGGCCCTTGGGATTGCATCGGTTGTGGATGGTCGCAAGACGACGAGTTGGCCGACATTATTTCGACCACATGCCGAGGGGATTTATGCACGGCTGGCGACGATGGAATGTGTGCGGTTCATCCGACGTGTAGTTTCGTCACTGCCAGAGAGTTGCTTAAAAGGCAATGTGACGCTCAAGTAGAAAGGCCAGCATGAACTACCTGACACCGGCTCAATGGACCGTCTTGGACAACATGATTCACAGTTGGGATATCCATACCAATTTGAACTACAAAATGGCCGAGGAAGCATACAGGTGGCTGGTAAACAACGAGTATATTAAGGATGGCAGATTGACTGCTTTGGGTGAAACGGCAACTTTGACCCATGTGATTATCAAGCATTAGCGACACCTTCACCGAGAACGAAGAGAAGGCTTTCGAGTTGTTCGCATACGTCCAGTCGCAGGACAGGAAGGTGCGGCTCGTGAAAGTAACGGAAGAGGTGCTGCGTGCTGATGACGCTCAAGCAGCCGCTTTGCCAAATGAGCCATATTTAACCGTATACAATAGCGACATTTGGTGATGCTGATGACGCTCAAGCAACTCGCTGCTGTTGACGCTCAAGCAGCCCAGTGCGTGCCGACAAATTAGTTTGTCCCCATCTCCGAAAAATTTCCCGCGACGACCGCAATGGGCCATCTGGTACACCACCAGGGTATACCAGGGTGGCCCTGTACCCGTCACTTAGCACAGCCAACCATGCACGTCTTGCACTTTGGGCATTTGTAGTAATGGAATAGATCGCAGATGCGAACCCATGCGCCGTTCTTGTGTACCAGTTCTCGATTGGCGGTATATGGAGGACTCTTGAGAAGCTTCGCGGGTATCTTGCATTTTTCACAGTTCATCTTTCCATCCCTTTCATTTCGAGTATCGTTTCCTCATCACAATATCCTAGACGCAATAGGCGTCTGTTTGTTCCAAGAAAAAAAATAAATATTCTTGGAACATAGGCGAATGAATCGCGTATAGTATTATGTGAGGAATGAAACATCTTAAAAGGCGATACCGATTGCGTATAGGTTAATGTCAAGGGAATCACCACTAGCACCGAAAGGGTATGACGATGAACGCAAAGAACAACAAAACGGTTACGAATGGCCATTGGGGAGTTAGCACGACAAGCGGAAGCGATATCCAAGGCTCGATTCTGAGCGTCTGCAAGTGCCATGAAGGAAGCAAATTCAAGGATGGGAAGTTCCGCATCCAATACGCTTCGCTGAATGGCATGACGTTTCCAGAGCGATTTGATAGCGGATATGATCGTATTTGCTTGGAACATGGGTTCCTGAAAATGTACGGGCGCAATACGTGCGAATTCATCATGTCCCGCGCAGCACGCAAACGCGGGTACACAACAACGGATTGTATGTATCTCGGCAGAGTCAAACGCCATGCTGAGGAGATGGCAAAGAAATAGGCGTAATTTCTTGGAACGCAATCCCATATTTCGCGTATGGGATTGTGTCGAGAAGAAAACAATCTAACTGGAAAGGTGCTAGTCATGATCGCAATCACTGACAAAAATCTGAAAGACGGCGAAACGTCCTTGATCCATCGGTTTGAACATGCTGGACTTGGCAAGGCTCCATTCCGATTCACTGGCACAGTTACGGAAAAGGTGTTTTGTGTTCCGGGCGGAATGCCGAAGGCCGGTTCATCGTGCGATTACTGCGGAACTGGCATTCGATATGAATTCTGGGTCGAATCGGCAGATGCCAAGGTTTTCAAGGTTGGTTGCGATTGCATTCACAAGACTGAGGATCGGGGTTTAATCAAGCAAATTAGCGTTGCCGAGCGTAAGCTTCGAGATGCCAAAAACAAGGCCGCAAAGGATCGCAAGGCCGCGAAATTGGCAAGCCGAGTCGAGAAGGCGAAAGAGACGCTATCGGTCGTTCGCGGGACATTGGCAAGCAAACCCCATCCGTCGCAGTATTTCGCCGATCAAGGCCGCACGTTGCTAGATTACGTGCAATGGTGCTTTGACAACCGCGCAGCGGATAAGGCGTGTTTCATAATTGAGAAAGCAGCGGAATAGGATAGGCGAATCGCCCATTCGCCATTTTTGAAAGGTTACGACGATGAAACTGACCATAGGCGACCGTGTAGCGTATTCGGTTCAATTCCTCAAGTCTATTGGCATGTCGCATAGTAATATGGCGTTTGCCAAGGGAAAGATAACGTATCTGAATGCGATATCGCTCAATTTCATCTTGGCAACTATCCAATGGGAAGGCGGCGCAGAGATGCCAGAAAAGGTAGCCGTTGCCAATCTTGCCAAGGTAGGACCAAATAGGCGTTATGCAAATTGCGATTAATTTTCTTGGAACACAATCGCCCGTTTTGCGTATAGGTTATTGTACGGGACAAACATCTTAACTCTGAAAGGGAAACGACAATGGCAATTCACGAAATCGAAGTTTGGGTATTGGTGGACGCAAACGGGGACTATGGCGTTGGCCGCGACGAGGACGGCGCTAAGGACAATTACGATGCCGAGATAGACAATTCGCTGATCGGTTCTCGCATGGTCAAGATGACGTTGAATGTCGAGATGCCCGATGCGGTCGAGTTGTCGGCGGATATCCCTTGCGAGCAAGGCAAGGCGATTGTAACCAGCATCAAAGCGTAATTCGGCGGAACACTACTCCCGATATCGCGTATAGGATATCGGGCATTTTGAAACACTCTAAACTCGAAAGGGAATGAACATGACGACGAAAGAACGAAGCCTGGAAGAAATCGGCAAGTGCGCAATGGCATCCATTCGCGAAATGGTCGATGCTCTTGAATGCGACTATCAACGCATGGAAGAACTGCGAACGGAACGCGATGAATGGGTCGAAAACGACGGCGACGCAGACGAGCAAAACAGAACAGAGGCGGAATGGAAAAGTGAGTTTCCAGAGGAAGCAAGTGAGTTGGCCGAACTGGAAGCGGCAGCAGGCGATTGCCAAGACGAAGACGATGCACGTCAGCGTATCGATGAAGACCCGCTATCGCTCGAATTTCGCAGCGGGTGGGTATCGAGCAAAGACGACATGGAACCGGAAGAATATTGCCTCTTGCTTTCGACGGGTGGACCTGCGACGCGGATCATAGGCGATATCGACAATGGAGAGGCAACGTCGGCGCGTCTGCAAGTGCAGGATTGGGGGACGCCTTGGACGGAACATGTCGTCACTGGCGAAGATCATCGGGCGTTAATGGCATACGTTCAGTGCTTTTGCTTCGAGCAATAGGCGATTCACAATCGGGACGGCGCAAACCGCCGTCCCTCATTCGGGAGGTGCAATCGTGAAGATTGATCCAAACGTTTATTCCGATTACCGTAAAGCGAAATCAGAGGCCGGAAAACTGGCCATTGCCATGCGATTCGAGTTAGGTCAGAGTGTAGGCGGAAAACCGCAAGTGAGGACCACTACGGGGCGCATAAAGCCTTTCAAGACTTGGCTTTCCGCTTTCACTTGGCTTTACGCAATTTGGCTTGACAGACAGCCAAAGGCGGTTTGCAAGCCCATGCCGAGTGTGAAGGAACCGCCTGTACCGTGGGCAATCATGCTGGATTAATTCTTGGAACAAAGGCGAACGGATTGCGTTTAGGATAGTGGGAAGAACGATAACTTAACTCGAAAGGTGATGCGATGAAACGTCTGCGAATGTACAAAACCAATGGCGAATACGTTTGTTGTAAAGATGCCGAGTTACCAACGTGGTCCGATGCGATTGACTTGGTTAGGAAGTATCTTGGGGATGTTTCCGGTCGAGTTAGCGTCTCGATAAGCGACGACTACAATCATCCTGATTATTCAGGCCAGTGTGTTTTGAGGGCCAATACGTCTGGCGGTAGCGAATACATTATCTTGGGGTATGAAAGGCCGCAAATTGAATCGCCCGCCAATCAGGACCATACGCTAGAATCGATCAGGATAGACATACAGGCCGCTTGCCAAGTATCGTGTATCGTCCGCGACAAAATGCCTCACGATGCCTACCGTGACGAACTGAGCCGCATTGCAACGGCGTTGGCGGAACTGTGCAACGATGTTAGTCGTCTGGAAATGGCCGAGATACCCGCGAAAGCGTTCGTCGTGCCGCGTGGATGGGAATCGGTGGAATCATAGGCGGAATTTGTGGAGCGCTCACCTAAATTTCGCGTTTAGGTGAGTGCAGGGATAACCAATACACGAAATGAAAGGGCAGGACGATGGGCGATTACAACGAATCACTGAAATGCTACGTCCGCAACATGAAGGCCATGATTGCGAAGGCCAAGCGAGACGGCATTGTTGGGATGAGTCGAGCAAACTTGCGTCAGATTGTCAGCACGAAGGGATTGACCATTCCGCCAGCGGCATTTGATCGCTTGGTTGACGACGCTATTCGCATCGTAAAGGTCAAGGGATTCGCGATTTACGCATAATTGATCCACACCCGCGCCGTCGATACCAAACAAGCCAATTGGCAGTATGTCGGTCGCGGGTGTTACTTACACTTGAAAGGAAAGAGCGATGCCGAAATGCCCTAAATGCGGATCGACAATGGTAGGCGGTGCGCCGCATGGTCCGTGGCCAGTTCAATACGAATGCCGACAGTGTGGTACAATAACTACTCCGTCGAAATAGGCGGAACACAAATCGCCCGATTGCGTCTAGGGTAGTATAACCGAGTGCAATATTGCACTTTACATTACAGAAACGAAAGGTTTTAGACGTGGCAAAGGAATTCGATAATAATCCGCGCAGTTTTGCTTTGGACATGGTTGCGAATGGTCTTGTGAGTGCTGACAGCATGCTTTTGATGGCACTCAATTACATGTCGCATGATGATGTTCGCGACATGCTTGACGCAAACGAACTCAGTCCAAGATTCGACGAAGACGACGAGGCCGATAGCGACGATGATAGTGAAGACTAACTTTATCAACATAGTAAACATTGCACAGAATGAATTTTGAGGCATTGCGATTCCAGAGGTGGACGCAATGCCCTTTTCATGGTAGACTTGCCTCATGAGTGAAACCAATGCGATTAATGACCATATGGAAGTAAATGGACCCGTTAGAGGTTCGTCTGAGCCGATGGCGGGACGATGTGGGCGTAAGTTACGCGGGACGGACCCACCACGGTATTGCACGAAGTACCCTAGCGATGGCAGAACCGCATGCAAGTTCCACGGCGGCGCATCGTTGGCAGGCGTATCAAGCCCATCATTCAAGACTGGCAGACACTCGAAATACATGCCTAAGCCCTTGATGGAGAGGCATGAATCGCGGCTCGCGGACATCCAGGCGGTACGCAAGCTTGACGAAGAAATCGTCATGCTGGATGGGCGCATATCGGACCTATGCGAACGCCTATCTACTGGCGAGCGCGGAACTGTATGGGATGACATGCAGGCGAGCGTGAACGAATTCACAGAGGCATTCGACGGCTGGCGCACCAGTCAATCGGGCGAGCGTGAAGCGAAAGCGGCTGCGTTGTTTGCATCGCTCGAATCAATCAAGGCGATAGCGGCCAAAGGGAAAGAGACGGAACAAGCGTGGAGAGACTTGGACGCGGCCATCCATAGCAAGGCGAAAATAACGGCGATTGAAGCGAAGCGAATGGCCGATATGGGCGAGATTGCGACCCGCGATGAAGTCAAAACCCTAGTCCTGCAAATCGTGAATGTCGTGAAGGATCGCGTAACGGACCCACAGACGCTACGCCTAATCTCGAATGATCTTATGCCAGTGTTGGGTAATCCGCATAAGGTAATAGGCGTAAAATAGTGGAACAACGGACCGCGAATTGCGTCTAGGTTGATGTGAGGAACGAAACAACAAACTCGAAGCGAAAGGTGAATGAGATGTTGACTGTAATGATTCACTCGGAAAATGCGGCTTTTGATGATTCTCAAGGTGTGCGGAATGATGAGTGCGCTCGCATCCTTCGTTCTATTGCTGATTCCTTGGAGAAAGGTCGCGACAGTGGCGATTGCATTGATTTCCAAGGCAATACGGTTGGCAGCTGGGGCATCAATGCCGACGCAAGGGTTTATTTGCGAGTATCGCCAAATGGTGATTCGCTTAGCTCAAGTCGAGTTAATCGGAAAGACCTAGAGCGAAGACTAGGCGGCGACGAATTGAAATCTTGGCTCGATATGTGCGAATCTCGCGGCAAGGTTGGGGAGTGCGGCGAGTTTTTCGACGATGTTATCGTGATGGTTGGCTAGTTTGCTTGAAATCGCCCAGTTTTGTCAGTTTCACTTAACGCGAAAGGGAAAACATGATTCGTGAAAGTAAAAGAGAAGACCGCCTAACCGTGCCTGAGTTGGTCCGGTTATTCCATCGTGGCGATAATGCGGGTATCGTCGATGCAATCCTTGAGGAAGAAGACACCACAATTGGCGTTAGTCAGGTTTTATGGATGGTTGCTAGCCTAATGGATATCAATTTTAAGAAGGTATCCAGCGAGGACATTCGCAACCTTTCAAGATTGTTTGCGGATCGCAACATAAACGCCTAAACGCCGGAACAACTCGGCACGGAAGCCGTTTAGGATAGCGTAACGAACCCCAAACAACGAAAGGTGACGACAATGGGACTAAAAGAGTATCGGGAACTGTTGATCCAAGCGAAGCAACAGGAACCAAGCGAAGGTCATTTCATTCGGTGCGGGATGTTGGCAAGCCAATTACACGAAGCGTGCTGGCAGCCGTGGGCCAAAAGCGAAGCCAGCGAGTTAAGCAAAGAATTCTTGGCCGAGCGTGAACGATCCAGGGAAGCGGCTGGATGTTAGGCGGAAAAAATAATCGGGAGAGCGAAACAAGACTCTCCCGATTGCGTCTAGGATGATGTAACGGGAACCACTTAACACGAAAGGGAAGCAAATGAAACTTGAAATAAAAGACATCAGCAAAGAAGATCGATTGCGATACACGGACGGGACTAGGGCGGTTTGGAAATGGATTTGCCCTGGCTGCGATGGCGAAACATTTGGAACGGACGACGAATCATTGACAAGAGCAGCAATACGGGCTGATCCGCTTTGTTGCTATTGTCGAGAACGCACCGAAAATTAAAACAGTGCAATCGCCCACAAATCGCGTATAGGATAGTGTTCAGAAACACCAAACCATGAAAGGGAACGCAAATGCGAGTAAATAGTTTTGAATCCGACCGCATATACGTCGAGTCTCTGGAAACTAAATTGCAAAACGAACGACGCAAAACCCATAAGGTTCGAATGAAACTGCATGAGATAATCAAATTGCTTGGCAATTCAGACCTAAAGGCAATAGACCGCGTTGCGAATGCACTGGTATGGGCGGAAGAAGCCGTCGAACGGATAGACGCCTAATCCCACAACACAGAACCAAATGCCAACAATCCCGATAGAAAGACACAGAGAACCACAGGAGCCACTACAACCAAACCCAGTGGCTCCGCACCCTCTCCCCTAATCCAATCATCCCATAACGCAAACCAGACGCTAGAAACAGCACCGTAGCACGCTGGGAACCAAGCCAATCGCCATGCGGCGCACAATGGAACCGCCTGCAAATACGCCCAGAAATGAGCGCAGGAATGCCCAAATGGCCGCACGAATACGGCCAGGAATACAGCTAGGAATGTCCATAGGGGCGCACAAATGACGCCAGGAATGTCACCATCTCCCCTTCCATAGCCACAAAAACGGCAAACTGCATGCAGAAAAACCGTATACAATCGATTGCTTTGTATACAGAATGTTGTATACTTTGTTGAGTTGTATACGCCAATAGGCGGGATTTGTATACGGAGAATTGAGATGGCGAAAGCAGATGCGGTTCCGGTGAGGTTTGACAGCGAGGAGGAGAAGGCGAGGTTTGCGGAGTGCGCCAAGAAAGATGGCGTCAGTATGGCGGTATGGATCCGCAACGCATGTCGAGCGTATGCGGATGGCCCTGTTGAGGTGCAGCCAGTTGAAGCCCTCAAATCGAAGCCCACGAAGAAGGAGAAGCCGGAATCGGAGATGACGTTTCAGGAGTTGCGGAATAGGCGGGTAGGGATCAAGGAGCCAGTGTCGGCCCTTGACGCATTCAAACACATGTTGCCCCCTGATTAGGAGGATAGGCGGATGTTTAAGTTAGACCCGAATGACCGGATTGGCGATAGGGCAAGCTTCCTGCATGAGCAGGAGAGGCGAACCACGGAGTATTACGACATGCTGGCGGACCGTGGCGTATCGTTCGATTGGAGCGATTGCACTAAGGCGGGCGAGAATGGCCATAGGAGCCGTTGTGAGCAGGTCAAGGTTGCGTTGTGTCCAGAGTGCCAGCAACGCAATGCGGAGGCCATAGGAGCGAAGCGGGCCATTGACGACGAGCGTGAAGCCCTTCGTCACCAAGCCCTGCGCCAGTTTCAGCGTGAAGGAGAATAGGCGGCAGGTGTAAACCCCTTTACACCTGGATTGATAGGCGGAATTCGTGGAACAGAGTAGCGCCGATTGCGTCTAGGTTAGTGTAACGAACACCACTCTAACCGAAAGGTAAACGGCAATGATCGCAATCACCATGAAGACCCTGGTATGGCTTGGCATCATCGGCTACGCAAGCTACGATCCGCACAGTGGCATTCTCTACATCTCGGCACGATAGGCGGCCTCAGCCAGTGCAATATTGCACAACTAATAACTAGGTGATGCCCCTACGGAAACATGGGGGTTTCACTTAGGGAGGGTAGGGGGTGGCTGCCACCTTGGACATATATCATTTTTAGACGGTTCGTTCCGTACAAATATATAAATAGGAATTGGGTGGAGTCTTCCGTACAGAGTTGAGTGGTGTGTTGTCTCTCTCTGGTGGTGACTCTCTGTTCTCTTGGGGTTCTCTTTTGTTTCTTTGATCGGGAATGTTGGCGATGGGAGTTTCTTTTGTGGGAGTGGTTTTATGAAGCATGTAGTGGCATTGAGTGGTGGCAAGGATTCGACGGCATTATCGGTGAGGTTGAGGGAGTTGAATCCTGGGGTGGATTACGAGTACATATTTACTCCGACTGGTAATGAGCCGCCTGAGATGGTGTCGCATTGGGTGAAGTTATCGGAGATATTGGGGAAGAAGTTGACTCCGGTGGTTCATCCGTTGGGTTTGAATGGATTGATACGGGAGCAGAATGCGATACCGAACTGGCGACAGCGGTGGTGTACGAGGATGTTGAAGATAGAGCCATGTGCGGCGTGGTTGACGAAGAATGTGCCGTGTGTGCTTTATGTCGGATTGAGGGCGGACGAGGAGGAGCGGGAGGGTGGTGATTATTTGGGTGTGGATGGGGTGGAGATGAAGTTCCCGATGAGGGAATGGGGGTGGGTGGAGCGGGATGTTTATCAATATTTGGCGGACAAGGGGATATGTGTTCCGAAGAGGACGGATTGCATGGTGTGTTTTTGGCAGAGGTTGATTGAGTGGTGGGAGTTTTGGGAGATGGCGTATGTGGTTGGGTCGGAGGAGCATAGGAGGGCGTGGGAGAAGGGGGAGGAGCAAGAGAGGTTGATAGGTCATACGTTTCGGTCGGACAGTAGGGATACGTGGCCAGCGTCGATGGAGGGGTTGAGGAAGGAGTTTGAGAGTGGTCGAGTTCCGAGGGATACGCGAAAGTCGCAGAATGGCGATTTGAAGTGTCGGGTGTGTCGAATGTAGTTTCTTTTGTGGGGGGGAATTCTTATGGAGGGCGTAGGTATGGATGAGTTACGTGTGGCGGCGAAGCGGTTGGCAGAGGGGGAGTTTAGCGAAAACTACCCTGCGTTCATGGCTACGACGTTTGGTTTGGCGGATGGTTTTTTGTTGGCGAGAGCGTATCTTGCGGAGCATCCAGAGGATGATGGTGAGCCTGTGACGGAGGAGTGGTTGCGTAGTTCTGTAGGATGGATTCCGGTTGAAGGTAGTGGGTACATTGGTCGAGACGGGATTATATTCTGTAAGGGTAGTGAAAGTGTCTATTCTGCGTGGTTGCAAATAAGTCAGTATTACTACGACATGCGAAGGATTGTTCGAGTTGAAACTCGTGGCGATGTGCGGCGTCTATGCAAGGCGTTAGGGGTATCTTTGGTTGGATGATGATTTTGTGCGTGGGTAGAAAAAGTGTGGTATAGTTTGGCGGGTGATTTTACGTACAAGATGAAAGTTGAGGTAGGTGATGGATGAGGGATATTCTGGGGTTGGTCAGGACAGGAATTCTGAGATTTACAAGGAGTTTTTGTCGAGGGCGGCGAGGGCGTGTGCGTTGTTGAGGAAGTTGTCTGATGGTGGGAAGGAGATTTGGCCTATTCATATTATGGAGGTGCAAGAGGCTATTGTTAAGGAGTTAGGCGAGGTGTATTTCCTTGGGATAGGGGAGGACAAGTGATGTCGTATACACCATGGCCGTGGAAGATGACATTAAAGGATGATAATGACTTCTCGACGGAGGACGCTATCAGGCTTTCGTATGACGACGTTGAGCAATGGATGGAGATTCCGAAATGAGCCATCGTGATAGTTTCATAGCGGCGCTGGATGCGAACCCATCTGATCAGGTTACGAGGTCGATCTTTGCGGACTGGTTGGAGGAGAATGGAGATGGCGCGAGTGATTTGATACTGGCGAATGGTTTGCGATGGATGGCGGCGAATGACAAGTGGCCTATAAGCGCTTATAAAGACCAATGGGATTGGTTTTCGGCTGGAAGTGAGCATTACACAATAACAGAAGATTACGGCATTACAAAATCCCAAGGACGATGGTGGAAAACACATCACCCATCTGCCCATGCCGCCGAAGTAGCCCTTGCCGAGTCGTTGTGGGAAGCGGGCATAACCAAGTAAAGCAAAAAGTGCAATATTGCACAGTGTGTCTTTTAACCAAGGGAGAACTGATGAATTCGTTAATGTGTGCGTTTTTGGTAGTGGCGATGGTTCCACCGACTAAAGCTGGGGCGGATGCTGCACAAAAGAGTGCTGGCGATTCTGCGGTCAGTGCGGTGGATTACAAACTGGGAGCGACGAAGTATCGCGAGTTCCAGACAACGAGGATTGCGGCGGCGTATGCGAGCTACGTTGCCGTGAAGAATAGCCTGTCCGAGACGGATGCGTTCTTCTTAGCATTGTCGTTCACGAAGCTCGATACCCAGGTCGCGTCGTGTGACGGATACATTGTTGCTGGTGATGGATGCGTTGATTCTGGAACGACGCATGTGGAGGCGGCGACGGCATCATATGCTTTGGAGAAGTGGGGAGATGCGATTGATTCCTACAATTCTGCTTTTGCGGAGTACGAGAATGCGGGCGGCAACTACAAGAATGCGAATGAGTCGATTAGTGATGATTTGATTGCTCTGGTGGAGCAGACGCTAAAGGGATATTGATGTGTGGTGCGTGCCCCGTCTGCTTGTTGCAGCGGGGCTTTTTATTTGCATTTCCCGAAAGATGGTGCATAGTTGAGTGCCTGTGCACGCACGTTGCGGCGGGGACATTCTGTATTCATCCTTTCAAGGAGACAGCGGTAAACGGTTAGTCGTCAGAGGTTCCCCTGTACGTGTTGTGCAGGGGTTTTCTTTATCGAGAGACACATGAAATCCGAGTTCATGCACCTATGCACGGAACACGAGCCGTTCCAGTTTGGCCAGAATGAGATATGCCGCCACTGTGGGGCGAGAATGACCAATGGGGTGTCTGTGGAGAAGCATGGTCCGTGCGTCGATCCTGGCCACAGCAAAGGGGTATCGGCGATAGTTGGCAAAGTGGTGAGTTGGCAATGTGGATGCGGGAGGACATGGGATGAAAACTCCTATAATTAATCAACGTCTATTCATGATTGATTGGAAAAAAGGCGAGCCATATTTTAAGTTCGGTGTTGTCTCAAGAGTAACGAAAAAAACATTTGATGTTTCGTTTGCGGGCGGAATAGACAAGAGTTTGGATTATTGCTTACTTGGAGAAGTGTGGCACACTGACAATTGGCTAGGTGCTTTAGATAAAGAAATGGTGTCTCTTCTTGGGTCTATCGCTCTTGGAGAAGAATTTAGATCGTGGTCTGTTAAAAAGAAGGTGTCTTGTATAAACAGATTGTGGAGACTCAGGAGTAAGTGCATAAAGAAGTTGGGAGTAAAGAAAAAATGAAAGAAGTTATTGATTTGATTGAGGCGGCAAAGTCTGACTTGATGGTTCGAGATTATCTGTGTGAACACATTGCTGCCGCCGAGCGGTGGGTTGCTAAGGAAAGAGAGTTGGAGAAGTCATTTGTGATGGCGATAGAAGCCCTGGTCAATGCGAACAAGGCAGATCGAGACATTCCCGATGGTGTGCCATGAATCCGACATCGAGGTTGTTCATCGAGATAACCAAGAATGGCAAGACGACTCTGTACAGGCTAGAGCGAATGGAATCAGACAAACTGATCTGGCGTCTGATATCTCCGAAGGGGGATCAGTACGAGGTGGTGGTAGAGAGTAACGGTTACGTGACGTGTACGTGTGCGGATTGCTCGTTTAATCACGACAAGATATGTAAGCACACGCGGGCGTTAAAAGCGGAGAAGTTGATATGGGTTTAGAGTATGAAGCGGCACTTGAAGTGAAAACAGGACTCTACAGCATAGAACTTATGCTTGGAAGAATCTGCGAATCACAGTACATGAACGCACCTACGAGGCGCGAACGCATCGCAATCGCAGCCTTGCAAGGGATTTTAGCAGACCCGAATTCGTCTGGGTCATATGCCGAAATAGCCAACAAATCAGTAGAGTGGGCTGATGCACTCATTGCTGAACTCGACAAAACGGAGAACAGTCAATGACAAAGACCGAGTTCATTGCCTTGTGCCACAGTGACTTCGAGGTAAAGAGAAAGCGTGGCTGGCACACGGAGAAGTGTCACGAGGCCGAGCAATGGGTAGTGCCGCAACTGATGAGTTACTTGTTTGCGGAAGGCGCAATTGCGGCGATGTATCAGAATGGTCATGATGTGGGACTGTTAACAAAGGCAAACGAGTGGTTTGAGAAAGAAATAGAGAGGCCGCAAAATGAGTGACGAGCCGGAAGACTGGATTATCGGCCCTTACGAGACGATGTGGGTGGATGACATTGGCGGCATCGAGGATATGTGCAACTTCATCCATATGTCGGGTGGAGAGCCGATAGCGATCTTCGACGACGGGAATGGCGGATATGGAATCGTGGCGAAGTGGAGTGAGTAGTCTACTGGCACGGCTCCCCATCGTGAGAAAGACCTTTGAGTGGTGTGGTTGGTATTGGTGGTGGAGCATCGGGTGGCAGGTAGGGCTTCATGACGTTCTCGGATTGATCGGATAGGCAGCGGCGGCGAATCCATTCGGAGATGGTGAGTCCAGCGTTGGTGGCGCGTTTATTGATCTTCTTCTTCTCGGATTCGGTGAGTCGGATTTCAATTCTGCTTTCAAGTTTATCTGTCTTCATGTCGTTATCCTGTTTGACGTAGCGACGAAACAATGATAGGATTGTACGGGAGATTCTTAATTCAAGCAAGAGGGTATTATGTACGAGAAGTTTACGGATCGTCTGCGAAAGGTAATGCAACTGGCTAATCAAGAAGCACAGCGATTGAACCACGAGTATGTGGGTACGGAGCATATTTTGCTTGGCTTGATAAAGGAAGGCTCTGGTGTTGCGATTGCTGTGCTAAAAGAACTCGGCGTTGATCTTGGCCAGATTCGTATGGGTGTTGAGAAGATTTGTATTCCTGGTCCAAGTATGGTTACTATGGGTAAGTTGCCGCACACGCCAAGGGCGCAGGTGGCGATAAAGTTCGCCATCGAAGAGTCGGCAAGGATGGGTGATAGACACGTCGGAACAGAGCATATGTTGATTGGGTTTATGCTGGACTACGAAAGTGTGGCCAAGTTCGTCCTGTGCGGGCTGACGACTATTGAAGCCGTGCGGAGCAAGGTGGCAGAGATAAGGGTTGCTGGTCAGGCGAAAAACGCCGTTATGCAGCACATTGAGAAGGTGTATGGCATCAGGATGCAGTACATTGAGATGATGGCTGCTTCTTTTGCTGCGCACACCAATTTACCCATTGATGAGTGCGAACTGGTGGAGCAGGGGCACGATGACGGCAAAACGTCGTGGTACTTTCGTAAACGTCCTACTGGTGGTCAATCATGATCGACGATCTTTCCGACATCCTATCATCGCTGACACCAGAGCCAAAGACTCTATGCGAGAGTGCAATGGTGGAAGCGGCACAATTGCTGGCTCCCGCAGGAGAAGGTTTGTTCGCGAAGTATCGATATGACGCCTTGGGGTATTTCAAGGATGTATTGAAGACGAAGTACCTATCGGAAGCACAGTTGCGAATCTTGAAGTTGGTCAGTACGCCAGCGAATGATGATTGGAAGCGTAAACTCGCCGTAGGATCGTCAACAAATTTTGGCAAAACTTTTTTGATAGGTGGCCTAACTAATTGGTACTACGATGCTTGGGGTCCGTGTGTCGTTGCAACAACGGCTCCATCATATCAATCCGTGGTCGATCTTTTGTGGAAGGAAGTCCGCGTCCAGAGGTCCAAGGCAGATAACAAATGGGGGATAGGTCCACACGACTTTATTGGTCCACAAGCCCCACAGATGCGAAGGTCGGCGGATTGGTGGGCAAAGGGGTTTGTGGCGACAAAGGGCGAGAACTGGAAGGGGCGTCACGACTCGAATATGTTCTTCGTCTTCGACGAAGCTACGGCCCTCATGGACTTGTACTTTCGCATGACGAAGACGATGTTCAAGACGGATTGCTCACATCTATGGTTGTGTACCTACAACCCGACCGATGCTTCTTCCCCTCTCTATCAGGAAATCATGGGTGCGGATAGTGACTGGGAAATAATCGAGTTGTCATCGCTGGATCATCCCAACGTGATAGCCGAACTGCGTGGCGATCCTGCGCCGATTCCACCAGCGGTATCTTTGTCGCAACTCGAAGACGCGATGAGGGATGAATGTGATCCAATTGATGCTGCTGATGCCAAAGCAACTGACTTTGAATGGCGTCCTGGTAGTGGTAGGTGGTTTCGCCCAAGTGCCGTTTTTGAAGGCAACTTCATGGGAAGGTGGCCTACAAACGATGAGTCGTCGTTGTGGTCCGACGCTCTATGGAAGGCAAGTTCGGTTCCGCTCAAATGGAGCGAGGTGAAGATCACGCTTGATGAGTTACCACGGTTGGGATGTGACGTGGCGTATCTTGGCAAGGCAAAGACCTCGATCAGTGTGACGTGGGGAGACTACGCCGTATTCCACGAGAGTAAGGGTGGACAACAGCCGATGAGGACGGTGGGGCGTTTGGTGGAACTGGCGGAAGAATGGGCAGAGAAGTACAACGAGCAGGCGCGTAAGGCTGGGACGAGGCAGATATCTGGCAAACAGATTCCGATTAAGGTAGACGACCAGGGGATTGGTGGCGGGGTTGTATCGAGGCTTCGGGAACTCCAGTATAACGTGTGGCCAGTTGGTGCGAGTGACCGACCACTGAGGCCGACACGGTATTACGATAAGCGATCCGAGTTGTGGTTCGTGACGAAAGAGCGAGCCAGCATGGGCAAGGTGAAGTTAGGATTGCTCGATAGTAAGATGTTGAGTTTGATACGAAAGCAGGCGATGGCTCCGATGTGGGAGTTGATGTCGAGTGGGCAGCGAAGAGTCGAGCGTAAGGAGATGACGGAATCGCGACTTGGCACGAGCATTGACGAGATGGACGCGGTGAACCTGAGTTATTACCACGTCGATCTGGCGAGTCCTGAGTTAATCAGGGTAGACCCATCAGGCTTCATAGAACGCACGCAGGAGGCAATCAAAGAGGAAAGGCAGACAGGAGCCTCATATGGGTGGAGGCAGGGCAGAGACAGCCGCAGGGGGCTTTTTAAGAGGTACTAGCGGATGAATGATGTAAAGTTGGGGTGCTATCTATCAGAAGAAGATACCGTTTTGTTTTTTGAAAACAATCTTATTCCAAAAACATGCGGGTCGTGCAGGTTTTTTGATGAAATCGAAAATCCTACATGGGTAGATAGCCGTGTACACGATTCTTCTACTGGCAGAGGGGTTTGTTACGAAGGTTTTTGTCGTCGATATCCTCCATCGTTTTACGATAAAGATGCAGAACAATGTAATTGGCCTCTCGTTGATTATGACGAATGGTGCGGAGAGTACAAGACTCGCGAAGAATAGTCAAAATAAGAGGGACTATCGATGGAAGAGTCCGAGTTCAAGGCTAAACTGATCGCGGAATGGCAAGATAGGAACAAAAGAGCCGAGGAATGGTATTGGCGCAACTACAACGCCAACATGGGAATTACGTGCAGGCACATGAATGGCGTTCCGGCATGGGGTAAGTGCCAGGAGTGCGAAAGGAATGATCGAAAATTCCGTCATCTATGCCGCCGCACATGGATTCGTGTGGTAAGGTTCTTTCGGTGGATGATGTCGTTGTAAATGGAGTCATAGTTATGGATGTAAGGGTAAATAACAAGCCGACGTGTGATTGCGAGGTGTTCGCAAAAGACCTTGGCGATGAAATGAAGAAGTATTACTATCCGTGCGAAAAGCACAAAAGGATGCTCGACGAACTTTCGGCAATTGACGATTTGTTCGATAAAGGCATTGCGTTCCATCTTCACATGGAAGATTTCGCAAAAGAGGCGGTAAACAATTGAGTGCAATATTGCACTTCTGGTTACAGAAAAGAAAGGTTTTTGGATATAAAAATGGATTGGCTTGACTGCAAGAGTCTTGAAGAGGCTTACCATAAAGGATTTGCCAACGGAATGAAAGTTGGCTCGCGTATTGCGGTTGTATCATTCGTGATAACCGTAGTTCTTTTCTTCTTTTTGCAGAAGGCTTTTGGGTGCAATATTGCACTTTTTAACTAGGGAGAATTTCGCATGGATCAGTTAAGTTTCGGACTGCCATCGACAGGATCGGACATCCATTTTACGTGGAGTGGCGGCATGATTACGTTGTCGGACAAGTTTACGGGCGACATCAGGCTGGCGGATGGTGATTGTATTCGTATCGAGGATGGGAAGTGGATTTACAGGACGTTTGGCGAGTGCAAGCCAGCGCAAATACAGCACGTTTGCCCCTCTTGCGGTGTGGGGGAAGGCGATGTGTGTGATCCAAGTTGCGATGCCAGAAAAGAAAGAGTCGCTATGTATGTGGCAGAAAAGGCGAGCATGGAGGGGAATGTCATAGTGCCTAATCAGCCGCATTATGTCTGGCAATTTAAGCAAGTTGATAGCCCTGGCCCTTCGGAGCGTGCCGAGGTGGAGTTGCGGATAAAACAAGCCGAGCGATTGCCCCATCCGTGCGTCCAGAACGTTGTTGCTGGCGAGGACATTGGGGCAGGGCAGTTTGTCCAGATGAAGGGAGAAGGTCCGCTACGCGCGGCATACAGGTGCTTTAAGATCGCAGAGGATATGAGAGAAGCAATGCACGAGCATTTTTCGATGTATGCCTTTCCGGCATGGGCAACGAATCAGTCGTCGTGCAAGTGCGCATCTCTACTACATGGTCATGAGCCAGGGTGTCCGATTCAAGGCAAATAAATCTCATCGTGAAATTTGACTGATAGCGCTTTATGTGGTAGTATTCCACCAAAAATAAAGTAGTGCGCCTCATTTCTTCTCGACAAATCAACGTAACTCCGTTAGAGTAAACACAAATCTAACGGAGTTATTGCGCAATGCCGCCACTAATACCACGTCCGCCAAAGCAACAATCTTCCTTCACGAAGATTGATATGCGCCCCCACATGCAACCAAGCGGACCTGGGCAAAACCCTGAAAATTCCTTTGCAGTTCCTCACGTTCTAAGCCTCCAAGCCGTCATTGGTTCGGCTTGGAATACATACATGCATCAATTTTGGGACGAGTCGGTTCGCAACAGTTACGTCAATGCCCAAGCGATGATGAATGATCCATTCCTGATGCGTTTACTGAATGAGCGCAAACACGCCGTATGCTCGCTAAAGGTTAGTATCGAGGTTGATAATGACCAAGACCCTTGGCAGAAGGCGGTAAAAGACTCCCTGACGCAGCAATGGAAGGCAATCCCAAACTCTTATGATCTGAATTGGGCATTACTTGATGCCATTTGGTTTGGTCGTGCTGGATCGCAATTCAATTGGGAATGGAAGGTTTCCGATCTGCCAGCCCTGCCAAGGGCCGGAGGTGCATCACCAGGGCTTCCGGCGATATTGGGGGCATCGACAGGCCGAGAGAAGCGTCGAGTGCTTGCGATGCGAAACCATATGCCTTACGAGGGCGACAAGATTGGGTATGATTATTTCGGTTGTCCGTATGTTTTGATATCGACGACGGCAGAAGTGGCGTTGAAGGACACGGATGCGATTGTCGGTCAGGTTCCGCCGATTCACGCACGTTCGATGGAGACAGGATACACCACGACTGGCGGTAAGGCATTGTTCTTGCGTAACTCGTCATGGCGTGAGAAGTTTGCTATCCATGCTCACGAATGCAAAGACATGCCATTCACTAATGGCTATGCTGGTGACTCGATTCATGGTATGGGCATCAGGACGGTAATCTACTGGTACTGGTGGCTCCGCGACGAATTCATGTCAAATGTGGCCGATTGGTGCGCTCGCACAGGGTTAGGTATCAGGCTTTGGTACTATGATGCGAGCAACCCGCAGAGTAAAGCGGAAGTATCACAAGTCGCGAAAGACCAGTCGGACAAAGTAAACATCATGGTTCCTCGATTCCCTGGGCAAGAGGCTCAAGAAGGGGTGACGTTTGTAGACACAAGTAGCAGCGGTGCGGACTTACTACTTCGATTGATCCAGTATCTCGACGAGAACATTGAGTTGTATGTGTTGGGCCAGTCGATGTCTCGCGGTTCACAGGAAAACAACGGGAGCGGATTCGGTGACAGGGGTAGGGCCGATTTTGCGATGTCAACGAAGCACCAAATTACCAAGATGGATGCGGCGAAATTTGGTGATACGATGACAAATGACGTTCTCGGCGTCATGAAGAAATGGAGTTTGCCAAAGGATTTGCAAGAGATACCAGCCAGGGTAGTTTATTCAGTTGATTCGCCAAATGTTTCTGACTATATGTCTGGCGTTAAAACGTACATCGAGTTAGGCGGGACCGCGAGAGATGCAGAGGTCAGGAATGTTCTTGGCCTTGGCGATCCTCACGAGGGCGAGCCTATTCTTGGAGGGGAGAAATTCATGCAAATGAAGAACTCCAAAAACAACATGAACGAAGAAGGCGGCAAAAAAATAGACCACGACGAACTTCCTGCTGGCGAGAAGAAGGGAGTTGGTGCAGCGGTCGGTGATTACAAAAATGGGCGAGCAAACGGGTTTATTGCTCCATAAACAGGCATTGTTCGACAGTGTATTTGCCAGATTTGAACCGCCTCGAAATGCGATGCCGAGGAATATTTAGCTTCTCCGCCCATTCGCTTATGCACAGAGAGACGCCGTTGTGAGTGATGTATATATTACTTCGTCTGTTCCTGCCTTGTTCTTTCATGCCAGCCCATCGGCAATTGAGGGGCCATCCTTTTTTGACGCATTCTTTGCATTTTCCGCAAGAGTAATGGCCATTGTTGTTTATTCTGTCTATGGATTTGTCTGTTCTTGGACCCATGTCGTCAAAGAATTGCTGAAAAGAACTCCATCCTTCGCAAACCTTTATGCCTCTACCGCCATAGTCGCTGTAAGCGTGATGGGTTTGGGTGTAGCAACGCGAACGCATTTCATTCCATGTAAAATATTCTTTTTCATGGGATTTTCCGTGTTTCTTTCTGCATTGGGCAGAGCAGAACACTTGCGAGTTCCATCGTTTTGTGTCTCGTTTGTGAAAGCGAAAGAACTCTTTGCCGCATTTTTGGCATATCTTGGATCGGCTTGTCCCGTCCCTAAGATGTATGCCTACGCATTGGGGAGAGCAGAATTTGGCAGTAGACCATTTCTTTCGACCTCTACCGTAAGGCATAAAAAATTCTTTTTTGCATACTTCGCAAATCTTGGATTTGATAAGATACGGGTCAGACATGATCGTTCCTCCGATAAGGACGGTTTTGTTAAGGGCCGAATCAGCGCACCAACGCTGTCTCGGCTCGCTTATTATACGGAAAGGCAAAAGCAATGCCTAGCTTGATCTACATACAATCAGTGAACTGGCGTACAGTGCAAGTGCAATTCTTGGATGAGAATGGTGATCCAATTGACTTGACCGGCGCAACTGGCGTGTTAGTGTATTCTGACTCGGAGAATCCGCCGAATTCCTACGAGACGGAAGCGATATTGGGGCGGTGGGATGCGCCATCGGATCAAGCGGCTGATGCGATTCTTGGTTATGTATACGGGATTGAAGCCGAGATTAGCGCCTCTGGTGCTTTTTCCGAGCAATTCCAATTGGTTCTGCCAAGTAATTCCGAGCCACTGTATGGTGGCGTGGTGACGTTCAGTGTGAATGAAAACCTTGATCCGCCAACGCCGTGAGTTTGTGCAATATTGCACTCAAAGGAGAATGTAGATGAAGTGTGAGAAGTGTGGGGAACGGATACCCAAGGGAAGGCTAGATGTGTTGCCGGACACGAAGGTATGCGTGAGGTGTTCGGGTGGGAAGCGTCGGACGATAGATGACGTGGAGATAGACGTTCCGGATCGGGAAGAAATGGCTCGATGCGTACAGGGGTAATCGATGAAGACTTTGCTCGACATAATGCGTAAAGGCCGGATGAAGCGAGAGTCATTGAAGTACGATAGCAAATACGTCCCTGGCGACGACGCTATGTGGCGTATGAAGGATGGCTCCAACGTCGGCGAGAAGAAGAACAGAGGGATTGTTGGCAATCCTGATGAGTTAGCCAAGAAAGTCCAGCACAAAGGTAAAGGCGATGTTTCGGCTGCGCGTAACAAGCCGAGCGAAGCAAAGGATAAGCCGAAAGAGGAATCAAAACTAGAGGCAAAGAAAGAGCCTAGTCAACCAAAAGAGGCTAAGAGTTCTCCTTCGGCAGATTTGGAAAAAGAAACGGCATCGAAAATAACAGAGGCAACACAAAAAGATGCTGTAGTTAGTGTTGCTGATTTGCGAGACTCTTTTCCGAAAGAGATGCAAGGGGAAGAGTTCGACAAGGCAATTATCAATCTTGCCGAGCAGGGAAAAATAATTGTTTACCAAGATGCTGATCCGTCGTCATTTTCGGACGAACATTTGAAGAAATTGGTGAAGGATGGGAACAATTATTTCACCACTATTTCTGCTGCTTCTGGCTCACAAAATGCACAAACCGGAACTGCTGAGCCGAAAAAAGAAGCGACATCCAAGATGCCGTCGAATCCCGATGATGTGGCTAAGACGGTAGGAAAGCCCAAGGCATCGAGCATCATGGACAAGATGCGTAGCAAGCCCAAGGATGCCGCACCGAAAGAGCAGCCAAAGGAAGAACCGCGTCCAGAGGCGAAAGCCCAAGAAGCCCCTGCGGAGACAAAGAAACAGACCATTCCTCAGCAGCAAGCCAACGAGATTGTAACCGAGGCTTTGCAGAATGGCACGGCAAGTTCGTGGATACGCCATGCGATCAACTCTTCGGTTAGGGGTGGAAAAGGTGTCGATCCAGACGAGTTGGAATCCGACGCGAATCTCGCACTGATGGAAGTTGCATCGAGTCTTACGCCAGAGGAAGCGGCTGATCCGAGTATCTTTCGTCAGAAGGCGAAGGCGGCGATCACGAACGCGATCATTGATTCGTTCCGCAGAAAGAATACGGTCAAGGCTGGTGTCGGCAAGAAGAAGCAGATGGGTGAGGAGTTCGACGCTGCGGACAAAAAGACGGAGGCTCCAAACGCAGATAAAGTTGATGCGGAGAAGGTACGGGCATTCGTTCAATCGCTGGACAGCCCTGTATTGCAGCAGATTGCCGAAGGGAAGATGAACAAGGTTCCCATTCGCAAGATTGCCGAGGAGTTGGAAATTAGTCCTGGAACGGCGCAGCGATTGTGGGAAAAGATTGTTGAGAAGGCTGGTGGAAAAGAGGACAAGTTCTACAAGCAGAAGGAAGCGGAAGGGAAGGAACGTTATGGTCATCCAGTACGTGACGACGTTTGGGAAGAAATACTCAAACAGTCGAAACAGTATCCGTTTCCAGGTGAGTTCGTGCGTTGCGTTATGGCGGCAATGGAAAAGAGCCAAGGCCAGTGGGACGCTATCAACGCTGGTCGTAAAGCGTACATGAGCGGTAATCGGGAACGGTATGAGAGTAAATATGTCTCTGGCGACGACGCGAAATGGAAGATGAAAGACGGCAGTAACGTTGGAGACAAGAAGAATCAGGGCATCGTTGGAAGTCCTGATGACATGGCTTCGTCGGTGGGAAAGGGCGGGGGAAGCAATGAACCTGCGAGCGACGACGATAATTATGCGGGGTTTGACGAGTTGTTCGCAAACATGACTGATCCTGAATCTTCAAATAGCACGGACGAGGCGAATGATGACCTTGATGCTATGTCCGACGAAGAAATGGAAGCCGCCATGAGTGGCGAAAACAACGAAAATGAAACGGGCAAAAGTGATTACAAGTCAAAAAGCAAAGCGAAATTAAACTTTTACGGAAAAAGCGACATAGAAAAAGGCGTTCGCGAATCTGCCAATGCCCTTGGCGTTTCTACGGAGGCTTTCCCTGATCTGGTTGGCGCACCAGATGACGCGATTCTCGATGCCGCATCTATGTCCCCTGGCAATGTCAGGGTCAATGGCAAAGGCGATGGCTACGATTTCACCAGATACTTCAAGACTGACGAAAATGGGGACAAGTATATTCACAATGCTTCTTTTGAGGCAGAGAAAAAAGGACAAGGAGCCGAGATATTTTCAAATCAAGTTGAAAATGCGGTAGAGAACGGGTTTTCTTATATTAGGTGTCATGCGGCTGGCAATCAAGGAAGTGAATTTAACGGCTATTACACATGGCCTAGATATGGATACGACCAAGATATTTCGGAGTTTGATGGTGCATTCCAGCAAAAGGTAAAATCCGCGTTCCCAGAAGCAAATAGCGTGCTAGATATTATGGAGACTAAAGAGGGAAGGGATTGGTGGAAGGCTAATGGCAAGGACATGCGTAATGCCAAGTTTGACCTTAAACCTGGATCAAGATCGATGAATATCTTGAAATCATATATGGACGCAAAGAAGGGGGGTAAGTAATGGTTAAGTCAGAAGAAATCCAATTGAGCGAAGACGACGAAAAGTGGCTGGAAGAAGCGGAATCCGCAAGAGAGCGAGCAGCAGCGGAGAAGAAGCGCACTCAAGCGACTGGTTACGCCAATCGGTACGAGAAAGAGGAAGAGCCAAAGCACGCTCCACGGCATCAGGCTCCCAAGCGTCTAGACGGTGCTGTAGCGAGGCTAGAAGCACTGCTTGAGTACCGTGACGAAATCGACGAAGAAGCCCTAGAAAGCGAAGTGAGGGGCATTGCAAGCGAGTTTGACGCGAAAGAACTAAAAGAGATTGCTCGCAAGTTCGGCGTTAAGCGTGGGCTGGCGACGAAACTAGCGGCACTGGAAAAGATACTGGCCAAAGTGTGTGGAGACTGACCGTGACCCTATTTGGCAAGTTCAAATCGGTGGTTGGCAAAATCTTCGGCAAGGCAACTACGAAGACGATCAAGCCATTGAACGGCAGACGTTCTGAGCAAGACGCCGCAACACACGCCCAAGGTCAAGCCGGAAGACGCCGCAAGTTCCTAGAGAAGCGAGTAGAGAGCGGCGAATCCGAAAAGGTATATCGGAACCGCAAACCAATCGATGTCCTGTCCACAGGGATAGGGCCAAACCTCGAATCGGTAACAAGGGAAGCGTTTCTGGAAGGGCATCTGTTCAGTCGGTTCGCGTCGAGCAACGTGTGGGCGTTGGCGTATGACCGTATAAGTAAAATTCTGTATATTCAATACATGCACGGAAGTGGCAAAAAGAAGTCTGGCCCTGGCCGATGGTATTCTTACAATTCGGTCACAAACCAAGAAGCACGAACGATTTACGACAGTGCCTCGAAAGGCGTTTGGATTTGGACGAATCTAATTGGCCGAGGTCAGAGGTCGTCAGGTCGTAAGCCTTTTGCCAAAGATGTTGCGCCGCCGAAGCATCTTCCATACGATCAGAAAAAGAAATCAAACATCCTTCAAATGCCATGATTGGAGTTACTGAATGTCAGGTCACACAGTCTTTATTCCCGAAGCAGACGGAAGATTCCGCAAAGAGTTCCATCCAATCAATCAGTCTGGCGATCCGACGCACGCGGATATACGCGAGGTGGAAAAGATGTCAGAGATGATCGTGAAACAACAGTTGAAAATGCGTGGTATCGAGAGGTATTACATGCTCTTTGAGACGGACAATTGCTACTACACTCTGCCAAGGAAATCGACTTGTGGGTGACAAGAGGAATGTTTTTGTGTTATTTTAAGATTTTTTCTTGACATAACTCCGTTCGTTCGTTAGGAATTAAGGTAACGAATACATGGGAGCCGTGGACTAGAATCTGCGGTTACTGTTTTGGGTCTTACGGGTGTCCGCCCGGACAGCGGATCGCTTGTGACCTAATAACGCATCGATCACGACTCAATTAGGGAGCCGTAGATTTTAATCTACGTCTCCCTTTTCTATTTGAGTCGATATGAGCCAAACACTCCATCCTGCCGTTCAAGAACTTCTCTCGTCGGGCAAATACGCATGCCGCCCGCACGTAGAGATTTTCACCGAACACGAACTCACCTCGAAGACTGGCAAGAAGAAGCGAGTTGACAAGGTTGAACTGGAACGGATTGCCAAGAACAACAACAACAAAGCCAAGAACGGCTCCCTGACGTTGCTTGGCCCTGGCCACACATTTGATGACCAATACGACGAAAAAGGCGTATTGATCCGCAAGGCTCCAGAGAGTGAGCAACCTAAGCCGATTGGTGCATACCTCAACTACCACGTCGAAAAGAATCCTCATTCCGGCAAATACAGTCTCTACGCAGACGAGCATGTTGAAAAGACCATTACGGACGATAATGGAAAAGAAGTAGATGGCCTGAAATACACGGCTACCTATCCTCGTCGTTCGGCGGAATATTACGCAAACGAAAGTTGGATTGATTGGGTTGCGATGATTCGTCGCGCTCCACGTCTTGACCTTGCAGTTCAGATGTATGCCAAGGCTGACCCTGCCAAGGCGTACTACAGCCGCGAAGTTTTGACTGACAATGGTGATCCTGCTGGCGTCTACGAATTCGCCAAGGGCAAACTACGATACAGTTTCGATACGGGAGAGGCTATGGAAGACGAGACTCCAGACGCTCCGGCTCCGATGGCTGATCCGACGATGCCTGCCGAGGCTGGCGATCCTGCTGGTGGTTCTGGCGGCATGGACGATATTGAAACTCCTTCCAATGATGGCCCTGGCAACGATGATGATGTGCCAGCGGAAGGCATGGAAGACGATATGGACGATAACGGGTTGAATGGCATGCACCGTAATGCGGCGGAAGCGTATGCTCGCCACATGCACGGAATGCACCACAGCCAAGTCAAGCCGTTGATGGCTCACATGCACAAGATGTATGCTCGCGATTGTGGATTGCCGGAGGATATGCACGCAGAATACGCCATGCCTGGTGCTGGCGCAGTTTTACCACAGGCATCGGCTCCAAAGGGGCCGGAAAAACCGGAGATGAGTCGAATGCAAAAAGATCAATTTGCGATTGAGAAGCAACGCTACGAAAAGCGTATGGCTGATATGGAAGCCGAACTTGCCGAGATTCGTCAAAAGGAACTCTACACGCACATGGAGCGGCAGTTGATGCAACTCGTGGCGGAAGAGTACCAGATTGACGCAGCGGAAGAACTCGACATTTGCCAGAAGCGGAAGTACAGCCGCCAGCAATTTGACGAGCGAATCGAAGACCTTCGCCGCGTTCTTTCCAAGAGCGGTGCGAAGTCTCCTGTTGGCACGTTTCCGCGATTGTCTCCAGACGCAAAGCCGATGTCTCGTGCGAATGACTCCATCGACGGCTCCGAGTTGAGTCCTGACGAGGCTCGCAAGGCACAGCGATACATGCTGGACGAACAGGCTCGTGGCAAGCAATGCAGTTGGGAAGACGCGAAACAACGTTACAACAAGACGGCGTAATACGGGAGAATTTCGATGCCTTTAGTTACTTCTGATTCCCAAAGTATTACTGCCCCAGGTGCGTTGGCTCTTGTTACGCAGTCTGCTGATGGGGCTTTGAATCCGAATCTGGCCGCTACGTACAAGGTCACTAAGGCCGGTGTATGTGCGATGACTCTTGCTGCTCCTACTGCTGGCGTTGATGACGGCAAGGTGATTACGGTTGTTTCTGTTACGGCGAATGCTCACACGATTACGGCCACTGGTTTGTTTCAGTGTGGGACTGCTGCGACTGATCTTGCTACTTTCGCTGCCCAAGCAGGGGCCAGCGTAACGCTTATGGCAAACAACGCCAAGTGGACTGTGTTGTCGAACAACGCAATTACCTTTAGCTAACAATTCAGGGGATTGATACATGAGCATCGTCGCAAGCGGAATTCGCACACTTGGCAAGAAGACGGCCTCTGCTGGTACAGCGTATACCGCCTTTGTTGAGCCAGTCAATATCTTCATGCCGTTTTTGAACTTTGCCCAATTCACGGTCAGTTCAACGGCACACACGCTGACAATCATGCGTCCGCTTTCTTCGCAGCAAGTTAGTGGCCAAGCCAATCGTTGTTCGTGCTATCTGACGGCAGCGGCAGCGGCGAGCCAAGCGGTTATTGCGATCAACGAAAATCCAGGGACGTACACGAACTACTTCAACTCGACTCCGCGAACGGCCAACAACGGCATTGCGGCAAACGATTACGTGGCGTTCCAGTACCCAGATGGCTCTTGGGGCGTGGACACGGTTAGCAGCGTTTCCAGCCTGAACATTACGCTATCGAACAACCTTGGTACGGGTGGCTTGGCTGCTGGTGCTCCGGTGTGGTTCTTTGGTATCACGACGGACACGAACCCGTATGACGCACAGGCTCATCCGGCTTACACCCTGTTCGCGAACTCGGCTCCGTTGAACCTAGGTGCGACGGACGCTCCGATTGCATCGACGTTCCGAGTTGGTGAGCCGCTTCTGTTGTACGTGAACAATGCGACTGCTGCAAGCACGCTGGAACAATTGGTTGTTGAGTACGCGGCACTGAATGGCCCTTACGCTCAAACCGGCTCGGACTGACATTGATTCTGACACCTAAGAGGGTATTCAAATGGCTCGTGGAAGCTTTGTGGCCGCAGGCAATATTTTGCCAAGCCGTTTTGTTCGTCTCGACACGACTTCTGGTGCAACTGGCAAGGTTGTACAAGCGGTTGCTGGAGAGAACGTCTATGGCGTTTCGCAGCAATGGACTCGCAATGTGCCGCTGACTGGTCTTGATGACACGTATGCGGCGATTGCTGGTGAAACCATTCGTGTATACACGGCTGGTGATCCAGAGGATGAACCTTACATCGAAGTCGATGCTGCCTATGTTCAGGGTCAGTTGTTGAAGCCGTCTACGAACGGTATTGCGACGGCAACGGTTACGAATCTCGACATCGTTGGTGCAATCCTGTTGGAGCAATCTACGGCAGCGGGCCAACTGGTCAAGTGCCGCGTCATGGCTCCGTACAACCTGAGTACGTAATTCTTCGGTTAAACAAAAACAATCAAGGTACGGAGGTCGTTAAATGGCAGCTCAGCCAAGGTATGCAGGGCAGGGTCAGGTTCTTCCTGAAGCCACAGGCCAGATCATTGAATTTATTCGCAAGCCGAACAAATTCAAGGTCAACAAGTACGCGCAATACATTGAAACGCCAAACACTTACGGCGTTTACTTCAACATCGATTCGGATCAACCAGTCCGCATCATTGCTGATGCTGACTTTGCATGGGCTGACGGGGATCAGCGTCCGCAGGGCAACAGCAACGGCATGACCTACAACGCCGTGGACTTCCACACCAATCGACGGTCTTATCCGTGGATCATGGGTGAAATGGCGATTGATACCCAGCGTCAGGGCAACAAGATCGATTGGACGCAACAGAACACTGGTATGGTTGCCAGCCAAGCCATGACCAATCGCACGAATCGCGTCATTACGATGATGCAGACCGTGGGCAATTGGGGCGACAACACGGCATCGGCCAACTCGATCAACGGCGGCTACGGCAACTGGCGTACTGCTTCGAGTGATCCTGGTAGCCCGTACTACCTTGCAATCAAGCGGTCGATTGACAATGCCTGCAAGGTCATCAACTTGAAGACGAACGGCATTGTACAGCGTTCGGACATGCAGTTGGTAATCTCCCCAGGGTTGGCCTCGTTGATGGCCGAAACCTCTGAGATTTACGACTACATCAAGTATGGTCCGTTCTCCAAAGGTGCGCAAGAAGGCTCCGACCGTAACTTGAACGAGGATTGGGGACTTCCTGCCAAGTTGTATGGCGTTGAGCCTGTTGTGGAAGATTCGCCGATCATCACGATTCCGCCGAACAGCAGCGGTACGTATGCGAGCATCACGACTGGTCAGCGTGCGTACATCAAGAACGACACGACGGCTGTCCTGACTTCGCGTGTTGGTGGCATTGCGGGTGCGTATGGCGCTCCGGCGTTCAGCACGGTTCAGATTTACTTCTACGGTTCGCCGATGGAAGCCGAGACGTTCACGGACGCGAAGAACCGCCGTGTGGAAGGCTACCTTACTGAGAACTACTACGAAGTCGTTGCGGCTCCTGCTGCTGGCTTCTTGTTTACGTCTGTTTCCTAATTGGAGTGATGTATGGGTCGTAAGCGAGCGGAAGAGGTTGAATCGGCTCCGATGGTTGTTTCCGAGAGGCGTCCATCGGTACGTCCGATCAATCAGATCATTGATGAGTTCTGGCACACTTGCTTGAGTCATCCTGACTTCAAGGCTTTGACTTGTGTTTGGCATGGCCGACCGAACAGTGCGCAGCGATTCGATGATAATACACCTCCGTCTATGCAGCACATGGTTAACCTGAGTTTCGTCTGGAAAGAGTCGATGGCGGAACAGGTGGTTAAGGAAGTGGAAGACCCATACGCTCCAGGTGGCCGACTTTCGTTCATTGTTGCTCGCAAAGAGGAAGTGGCTACAGCGAAAGAAGCCACTTTCGAGGAACCGAAAAAGAGTTGGGAGAACTTGGTTCCACAGCGGGAAGAACTCGCGATGGCCGAGTAGGTGATCCATGACGATGACTGTCAATTCTGGGCTGACGGCGTATGCAACCGCAGCCCAATTTGTTCAAGTTTTCGATTATCGTGTTTTCGCACAACTAGCATCGGACACAGACGTACCTTTGGCGTCGTCATCGGCATTGCAATCGAGTAACGTTCTGGCGACGTGTTTGCGGATTGGTGCTGGCAAGATTGAGATGGCAGTAACGAGGTCAGCGATTTACGATCACGCGGATTTGACGGCACTTGTAACGGCTCCGATCACGAATAGCGGGTATGCACTGATTGACTTGAATGCGACGTTGGCGGCATACGAGATGTTTAGTCGCCGGTTCCAAGCTATGCCAGAGTTTATTGCGAAGAAGGTAGAATTTGCGATGAATCAGTTGGCGGAACTGGAATCTGGATCGAAGATATTTGGGTTCACTGAGACGCAGCAAGCAGGTCTTATCGACGATTACCAAGAGACGGCACAAGACGTTGCCAACAGGAATCTTCCGAGTTTTGTTGCACGTCGATTGTTTGGCGCACGCGACAATGTGTTGCCTTATGGGAGGAACGCATAATGGCCCAGCAGTACGCCACAGGTGCATGCCATATCTGGTTGCGATTCAATGATGGTGCTGGAATTCAATATTTCGGTACGTGTGAATCGATGCCGCAAGACAGCCGTTCTCCGACCTACGAAATGCTGATGAACGATTTGAGTGGTTCGCAGGTTCCGCTCGATGTTGCGTATCAGGGTGAATCGGCACAGATTTCCTTGACGATGACGCGATGGGACGAAACGCTCGCTCAGTCGCTTGAGGCTCCTCCTGGTCCTAATTCCGTTCCTGGACAATGGGAATGGAGCGACGTTGGCACGTTGATGTCGCTTGAGAATGAATGGACTGAGGTTTGGATCGGATACACGTTTGGAAGTGCATTGGCCAACAAGTCGGTTTATGTTGGCAATGGTCTTCGTCCTGGTCGTCATTACCTGCAAGCGGTGTTGTGGTCCCCACAGGTGGACGAGACTGGCACGAAGCCGATGAAACGACATTTCATGCTGTACTCGTTCCCGTATTACGATTCATCGACGAGGACGTTTACGCTTTGGGACACGGACTTTAGCGGAATCACGGCTAATTCGATTACTTGAGGTCGCTTGTGGAAGTATTCAAGCCAGCAGAGAAACAGATTTTCGCTTACGACAACGGCGGCGGTGTTACGCTTTACGCGGACCCTCTTGTTTCGTTGGGTAAGTTGAAGACGTTGGCTGTGTCTCGCGGCAAGACGTTGGAGAAGTGGATTGAGTTGGCAAACCCTGGATTGAAGGGTGGTCCGAAAGCCGACAAGATGAATGACATGGAATTGTCGGAAGCATGGAATGCGATTGGAGTTCTTGAAGACATTTCGCGTGAAGCGTTCTCGCTTGTTCCATATGATCCGGTGACGGGTGGTGGAGCGTTGGCTGAGTACGCTTTGGGTGTGTTGAATCATTTCAATGTTTGGTGCGAAAAAAAAAATCGGAAACCCGTTTCGCAGCCGACATTCACGCCGCCTACGGAATCCACATCGGAGACGCAGCCGATTACGGCTATGTAGTCGGATTGTTCCTTAACCTATCACGGATACAAAGTAGGGCCGCTCTAGCAGCGGCTATTGGCACGTCCGTAGGTATGGGGACTGGTCATGTGCCTGCGTCGTTGTTTGAGGGTGTGGTGGATACTCCAGATGAGGCGAGAGAGTTGGCTTTCACGATCAACACGAAGCGTGATGCGGCGGTTTTTGCGGCGAAGGCGAAGAACGGTCTTGCTGGCTTATTGGGGGCAAGATAATGGCAAAACATGGATTTCCTGTTGGTCCCATACCTGAGCCTGACCGTCAAGATGCTCTTGATAGGTTTTCGCATACAGTTCCAGAACAACTTGGGCGTCGTCTTCGTGCTGGAGAAGTTGATGTTTCCATTGCTTCTTTGATTGCGACACAAAAGGGAGTCGATCAGGATCACGTTGAAGACTTGATGAGTGGGAGAGAGCAGCGAGAAGCGGGTAATGCGATTGATGTTCTTCGTGTTGGCGGAAAGAATTTCATTTGGGATGGTCATCACGCATCCGAAGCAGCAAGGAAGCGTGGAGATAGTTCGATAAGAGCAAGACTTCTCGATCTTGATACGATTCGCGGTGTCCCTACCGATTTGCTTCAAAAGGTCATGTCAATTCACAACGACATGAGTGAAGGGCAAAGAAGCAGCAAGTCTTTTCAGGAGTTCATGCAGGATGCTCGCGAGTATGCCCAACTGACGTTGAATCGTCCTGTCACGGATGGCGAGATTGCGATTGCTGTTAGTGCGTTGGAGTCGGAAGGTTTTATTTCAAGGATTAGTTTTTCTTCGCCAAGTTCCGCCGATCTTGCCGCCAAGCAATCCCTGATTACGGCCAATCCTCCATCTGGTGCAGGTCAATCGGTAGCCAATATCTCTTCGGACAACAACGAGATAGCGGCTCCGCTTGGCAATTTGTCTTTGCCATCGATAGATCAGGGAGAGAATACGCAGTTAGGCAAGATGACGATGATTGCTGGCGCTGGTACGCGGCAAGGCGTAACTCAGATTGATCCAGCAAATGACTTTTCGCTCAATCCTTCCGATCACCCTGGGCTGTTTGAGCCGTCGCGGACGCAAACATCGCTTGGCATGCCGCAAGGGATATATTCGCCGCCAGACATGAATATGTCGCTCGGTGGAGATTCCTTGTCGGGTGGATCGATATCAAGCGGAATGTTCTCACCTGAGCCGATTCAGACCAGTAGCGGATTGAGTTCTGCGCCAACCACAAATCCTGTTTCGCAAGGTGGAGGATTTCTTTCTAATATTGGCGGGTCGATATCCTCTGCTGCTGGCAGTGCGTCCAACTTTGTTTCATCAGGGATTGATAGTGCCAAAAACAATCTTGGAAGTTTGCCTTCTATATGGTCAGCGGGAACAAACGCATTTGGCAGTGCTGTCGAAGAGATGATGGGTCTTTCTGGCGGAAGTGGCTCATCTGGGAGTGCCTTTGATAACAATGATTTTGTTGACGCGATAAACTCTCTTACGGAAGCCGTGAAGAATTTGACGGCAAAGATTGATGCCATCGGTGATCGTGGGTCAACAAGTGATCCGCCGACATATGACCAATGGGTTGCCAACAAGAATAGTAGTTCTCCGACGATTGACATGAATAATGCCGAGGAATCTAGTCGGACTTTGCAAGCGGATGTTTTGGCCGGAATAAGCCGGACGCTGATGAGGAGATAGCAATGGAGGCCATTTACTACCGAGATATCAAACTAGATATCATCCAGTCGATTGCATGGGAACGCGAGCCTTTGCACGATCAGGCTGGAATGAGTACCTATGAATGCACGCGAGTTCGCGGGTCTGTTATTGTTACGTACAATCCAGGGGCAATCAGTTACAAATTCTCAACCAGTACCACCGTTCCGTCTCCTTCTGCTGGAAGGATGCCAGCGGAGACGGATGAAGAGATTCGCAGATTCCTTGAGCAGCCTCGTGGCAAGTTGTACGTCGTTTCGGCAGAGCGAGTGTGGCTTGAGTCGCCTGTCCCTGGAAGAACGTGCGACGTAAGGAACGGACCATTTGTGCGAGTGGAATCAATTGTTAAGATTCCTGGCGAGCGAATGTGGCAGATTCACTTGGAAATCGAGACGTTCATCAATGAGTTCCCAGCTTCGAGCGGATCATCGACGCCTCCGCTTATTGTCTCGAATCGGTGGTATGCGAGTGACGACACAAACTGGCAGCACTTGAGGACGCGGACGTATGTAGGGACATGCACAGTTCGTGGCGACGTTTTGCAGACTTTGGATGGGACGGAAAAGTTCATCGATTCTCTGCGCGGGTCGTTTGCTTCGTTTAGTGTTCCAGTTGGATTTCAGCGTGAAAAAGTGCAGGTCACGGTGACACCAGATGGCAACACGGCTCACTACACGGTTGTTGATACAGAACAGTTGTTTAACAAAAACAATAGCCAGCTTACTCCGGTTAGGATCGACATATCCGACACTTCATGGACATGGAAGGGCAGTGCTGGGAGAATGATGTCAAATATGGGTGGAACGATGGCTATAAGTGGCCAGATGACAGCCGCAGCCGCATCTCTTGACCCAAGAACTGTTGCAAGTACAACGGTAGGTCTTATCAATCAAATAGCTAGAGGTCTTGCCGACAATCTTCCCAAGGCTTATCGACAAATTGTTGTTCAGTGCTGGGGAAATCAAAGGACGCCAAGAACAAATTTGGTCAAGTACGCTCTTGGATGCCTTAGCACACGCATGGGCAATATTCCATTGCTTCATACTGGTTCTTCGGAGTTCATTATCAATCAGACCACGGACAACTACGTAAAGGGAACGTATACCGTTGAGTGGGGCCTTGACTTGGCGGACGCATTCCTTGGCCCTCTTACTCCTATTGGTGTTGGTGCTGCTGCGTTCAGGACTGTTTTCGCAAATGGCAATACGAATGCTCAACAGCAATTCAATATTTCTGTGAATGCCAATCCGAATACAAGAAACGATGGAGTGAGTTTCAGTCAGGGGCTTCCTTTATTGGGAAACGTCCCTTTTCCAAATAGCAGTGGGACTCGTGGGACGGCGGCATCATTGCCATCAACGCCATCGTTGCAAACATTGCTTACGCAAACTCTTGAAGGATTCAATGAAGCCCCAGCGAGTGTGCCATGACACAGAAACTACTTAATCCACAGTACGATACGTTCTCAGCAACACGCATGCACATTCACACGAATGGACTCGCGGCGATGCCTGTTGCTGGAGCGTTTCCTTCTCCATCGGTCACGGTGGCGTTGCACGGAGGATTGGATTACGATGCCATTGCGTATACGGCGGTTCGGCGTGGTGCACCTCCAGTTGTTCCATCACCGAAGACGACGAACCCCAATCGAGTGTTCCTGAGTGGCGGTCGAGTTGCCGATTTTCCGATCACGGATTTCAGCGGCACGACGATGTATGTCGTTACAGGATGGTTGTTGTTCCAGATATTGTCGCCGGAAGGATTGGAATCTAACTTCTACATTGGCAATTTGCCGTTCCCAGGGGTGGACAAGAACGAATACATCCCTGGCGTGAACTTCCAATATCAATTGGTCAATCAGAATCAGACGCAGACCCTTATACCAGTGCCACAGATACCGGCAATTTTGCAAAACATGATCCAGAAGGGCTGATTTCGATTGAATTTGCGGCGGACAATAGATAAATTGCTTATTAACTACAAGGGGAATCCGATATGGCAAGTCGGTTGAAACTGGAACGAGCCGAGTACAGGGAGCCTGTTCTTGAGATGGCTTCCATCGGTCGTACAGTTTACCAGATTGCCGACGAGATTGGCGTAAGTCACAAGACGGTACGTGCTTTCCTTTTGAAGAACGGAATTACGCCAGAATGCTTTCTGAACAAACCGGATGCTACGGGGACGTGGTATTGTCGTGATTGCTCAACGGAAAAAGATGTGTCCGAATTTGGAGAATGGCGTCCAGGAAGGCCGAAATCTCCATGCAGGAAGTGTACTTCGGCTAAGGTTCGTGCTTATGCAAATGCGAATAAAGAAAAGGTAAGGGGGCACAAAAGGCATACGCATTGGAGAAGGAAGAAGGTAATTATAGACCAATATGGCGGCAAATGTCAGTGTTGCGGAGAGGGCGACATTCACTTTTTGACTATAGATCACGCAAACGATGATGGAAAGATTCATCGCCAAAGGGTAGGCGAAGGCGGGGCAATGTATCTTGATATCGTCCGAAGAGGATTCCCGAAAGACGAAGGGCTTCGCGTTCTCTGTTACAATTGCAACATCGGGAGAAGGGCTTATACATGTTGCCCGCATAATTTTGTTGATGGAGAGCCGATACCTTACAAGATACCTATCAAGGACGCGATGACAAAGTGGCGTCGGACCAAGTTGGTTGATTTCCGCAAAGAAGTTATATCAGAGTATGGGTGCGTATGCTCTTGTTGCGGAGAAAATAACTTTTATTTTCTCGTTGTGGATCATGTTAACGGAAACGGGCACATAGAGAAAAAAGCAGGAGTGGTTAGTTGCGGAACTGGGTTGCTAAAAAGGATAAAAAGCCTTGGGTTTCCTAAGGATTCGTTTCAAGTTTTGTGTTATAACTGTAATTCGGCCAAGGGCACAAAACAAGAATGCCCTCACAACAAAAAGGACGTAAACCCTTATGGCTATTAGCTTTTCGACTTCCTTTAGCGATTTAGGCAAGCTACTTGCGGCTTTCGCCAATCTGAATGGTTTTTCTGGAAACCAAGCCATTTCTACGGCCTCTTTGTGGGGTAGCAGTGGTCCTGTCATCAAGCCACAGAGCGTGATGGTGACGGACATCCTGACTCGATTGGAGGGGTCAGGGCTTACGTCGCTCATTCCCTATGGCGGTTGGCAAGATACATTCGAGACGATTGACACTTCGCTGCAATCGCAAAAGACCGTGCTGCAACAACTGGCGCAACAGGTCATCATTACTCGCGTGAACAACGACGTGCCACAACAGTCGAGTCAAGACTTCACGCAAGCCATGACGGAATGGATTCGTCAGATGCAAGTGCAGACCGAATCGGTTGCACAATCGACCATGAGTTCCGCAACGACGGCGGGCAGTGGCAATACGGGCACGTCCGTAACTGGAGCGACCGTATACTCTTCGCTGTATGACGCGAATGGGTTGTTGCTCGAATACGCTTACGATGAGACGTTGGTTGTCCAGTGCATCCAGGATCAATTTACTGGTGCTGACGCTGGTAGTGAGCAGTTCTCCGTTACGTCTCCGGCCCAAGCCGAGAATCAGTTGTCCTACTTGTGGCCAGCGGGATCGGGTGTTAGCACGACGATCACGATGGTTGATCCGGAGCAGGGCAACGGTGGTGGTCAGAACCTTGCGACAGGTTCGACTTCGCTGACGACGGTTGGTGCGTTCAAAGCATTCACTGGATCGGTTCCGACTGCATGGACTGTCGATGTTGATGGAACGAATATCAGTGATGGCACGAGCAACGCATACGCGGGTGGCGCACACTGCTTGGCCATTACGGGCAACACGGCTGGCACGAACCTGAACACGGCGTTGTATCAGTCGTTTGCGAATGGCGACATCACGAGTGGTTCGACGCAGACCTTGACGCCGAACACGGTGTATCAGTTCTATTGCAAGGTGAAGGCATCGGTGGTTCCGGCTGCGGGTGCTTTGTCCTTCCAATTGACGGACGGCAGCGGTACGGTGGTGAATAACAACGCTGGCACGGCAAACACGATTACCACGACGGTATCTGGTTACGGTTCGACTGCGTACCAGACGATTACGGGCACGTTCCAGACGCCAACGAACATGCCAGAGAACATTCGGCTTCGCATCAGGGCATCGACCAAGATCACGACAGGAAGCGTTGTATACGTCGATTACCTTGCACTGACTGAGCCGACTTCCAACTCTGGCTACGGTGGCTTGTACGCGGGTGGACCTTTCTTGTCGGCGTTCCGTGGCAGCGTCGATCCGGTAAACTACGTCTCCCCGACAATTGGTGATCGCTGGACGGTGGCGGTCGTGAACAATGGGGCGTCTAGTTCGCCTTACCCTTTATCTTTCAACATCCTCTTTAACCAATTGTTCAACATGAGTTCGTTGGGGCTGATTCTGCCTTCAAGCGGTTCACCGACACAGGCGTCAAGTTTGATAAGTTGATGATGTGATTAACTTTACACAGGATTTACCATGCAGAAATTCAAAGTGCGAGTGTTGATTGAGAATGCGAGTGTAGGTCAGTCGTTCCACGCGGAAGTTGTTCTGGGGGACGTGTACGCCAAGGACGGCGATACGTTAATCAAGCATGCGAGTTCCCTTGGCGAATCTTTTGTAAAGGCAGCAAATGGCGTCACTCCTGCAAACGGACCTGCCGACGATCATGCAGCAGGTTGAGACTCAGTTACTAAATTTCATCCCTGAATCGACGAATACGCCGGTCATTGGTGACATTAGCAACGTCTATTGGGTTTTCAGTGATGAAGCCCCTCCTCCTGGTCAGACGGGAGAGAGGGACATTCTATTAGTGGAACGCGATGACGAGTTTACCAATGTCCAAGGCGCGGGACGATTCACGGAAATCTACGCAGGGCTGGATATCTATCTTCGTTCGTCCTATGCGGTGGATCGTCATTTCACGCAGAAGCAGTGGAAGATCAAGAATCGCCAGATGATGAACGCGATGATGGATGCGTTGATGGGATACTTTCCCATTGATGAGAACTCCAATGCCTATACCATCGAAGGGTTCGTCATCGACGGCAACGCCAAGCCAGTGCGAAATCGTGAGACGGAGACATGGGGTGAGCAAGTTGGCACATACAGGTTTCACTACTTGCCAAACGTAAACACTTCACTGTTAACGACTTAGGCAGGTGTAAGGGGGTTTACACCTGAAATCAGAAAGTGCAATATTGCACAACATGATGGAGAGATATGTTTTCTTACGCGAATGTGCCATTGGCTGAGCCGGAAGGGAGTGATGTTGCGGGTTGGATTGCCGCCAACATTAAGCCGCAAGAGTTGTTTCCTTTGGCGTATCGAGCATGGCCCGCGTACACGTCCTACGGTCCCGTCCTGAACAACACTCCGGGCGTACCGACTCCTGTGGTCATAAACACGCTGACGTGGCCTGTAGGGGCATCCAGGTTCGCTAGGGGGCATTTCGTTGTCACGGATAAACAACTCGATCTGATCCAGGGAGTAACGTACAAGAATGGGACACAAGCGGCGGCTCAGTTTGTGTTCTCGGATAGCGTTAACAGCATTGAGACGGACTTGTGGATGCTACCTCCGACTCCATTGGCTCAGTGTGCGACAGGATTGGGAATGTGGTTGCTCACTTTGGTGGATGAAAGGTACTATTGGTCTGGCATGCCGCTTGATTTGACGGTGAATGTTGGCGTGACAACTTGGGGAGATTTGTACGACGACATTGCGGCTGTGCTTGGTGCGACGTTTGTGGTTGATCCAGTGGCGGCGGACTACTTAACTCCGACGATTGATTACTCGACGTATCAGAAGCCATTGTCGGGAGTGTTGGACGCCATCGCGTTCTCGGTTCAACAGAGAGTGGTTCGGTCGTATGATGGGACGATCAAGATTCAGAACTATAGTACGGCGAAGGCGGCGGTGATAGCGAATAGCGGGTGGAAGCCATACGCGGGCGGCGTGTATAACTTTTGAAAGGTAGCACTTGGCAAGCGATCTTGCGTCATTGGTTCCCCAAACGGTATCGGTTGCCTTTCGTGCGACTGGTACTGGACAGCCATCGAACGGCTTTTACAATGTCGATACCAATCTTTTCGACATAGGTCTAGCTGCATTTAGGAACACGGTGGGATATCCGTGGACACGTCTTCTGCATCGCTATGAGATAGCGACTTACGGTGCATCTCCTCCTCCAACGAATCAAGCCGATCTTGACGCACTCGCGTTACAGATGGCAACGGATTGGTATCAATGGCAATTAGGGACGCTGGATAGATATTTCGCTGGTATAGCGGAGTGGAATCCGGAGGGATTGCACGATATTACGTTTGAACAGCGTGGCGGGAAGATCACGACGCATGTCCAAAGGATGGTGTTCAATCCAGCGGAAGATTTGCTGTACGAAACGAATCAGATCACGAACAACACGCCGGTAATTGGGATCGGCGATGGTTCGATTCTTTACATCGACAATGGGTTTATATCGGGCGATTACACGCATTTAGCTTGGGACGAGACGACGTTTCTCTTTTCGGTGGTTGGTGGTGCGTACTTCGACATCAAGAACAGCAAGACTTTCATTATCGAAGAAACGACGACAAACAACCAATACTTCAAGATCACTAATAGCACGAACCAGATCAACATCTGGGAAAACACGGTCATCATCAACGAGGGGTTGGTCAAGATTGACATCAGTATTGTCAATCAACAATTCTTCGTGTGGGACCAGACGAACTATTACATCAAAATCGACGACTCGACACAGTTGGTAACGTTCTGGAATGCGTTCATCACGATATCCTCGACCGTGTTCAAGATCACGAATAGCGGCACGGATTATTTCTACGTAGATAACTCGGATCAGAGCATCAAGATCGGTTGGCCAACAAAGGCGACGAGTGATACGGGCAAGTATGCGTACTGGCATTACGTAGCGGGGAAACCAACTGGCGCGGCGACTGCCAAGACGGGATATTGGGCGTGGTTATTCGACTCGACGAACTATCGCAGTTGGTTCTATGCCGAGGCCGTGTCGAAGTGGTTACTCGAATGTTGCTGGATTATCGTAAAAAAATCATCGAATTACACGGCAGAATACGGCGATTTCATTTGGGGTGACACGAGTGGCGGCGGGGTAGACATTGACCTTCCATCTCCACTCTTGAATCAAGAAATCAAGATTCGGACGGACACGCTAACGAATCCATTGCGTGTGACGGGGACTGGCATTGGTACGAATGTGCCATTGACACTCCAGAACATGACGTATGACTTCTACAGCGACGGAACCAATTGGCTCACCGATGCTGTAGAGCCAGCGATTCCCTATGGCACGACGACTGGGGACATGCTCGTCTGGAATGATTCCGCCCAAGAGTGGCAAATCCTTGATGCACCGACGACGGATGGGTACGTATTAACGAGCGATTCTGGCGAGACGTTGAAGATGAAGTGGGCTCCATCATGCTGCTATGAGCCTTATACGGAAACGTTTGACGTGGACGGCACGTTTACCAGCACATTTGATGGGTACATAGAAATTGAAGCGTATGGGGCTGGTGGTGCTGGTATCTCAACGAATACGAACGGCGGTGGTGGTGGTGGAGCATACGCAAAGAAGAATAGTTACGCCGTGACCAATGGCGGAACTTACACGGTTGTCGTTGCAACGAACAGCACAGAGGATTCTTACTTTGTTAGCACGGCGGTCATAAAGGCTGTATCAGGAGCGACAACAGCAACTTCCTCTGGCGGCGCTGGTGGTGCGGCTGCTAGTTGCGTCGGCGACGTTACTTATAGCGGTGGCGATGGTGCTGCATACTCGGCTCCCGATGGCGGTGGTGGTGGCGGATGTGCTACTAGTTCTGCTAATGGAGGCAACGCATCTGGGGCAACCGGAGGCACAGGCTCGTTTGCTGGTGGGACTGGTGGTGGCGATGGGTTTGGTGGTGGTGGTGGCGGTGGAAGTCAAGCCGGTGGCGCTGGGGCAGGTGGTAGCGGTCTAGGTGGAGTCGGGCGAGTCATTGTGACACGAATAAGTTAGCCTCTCCTCAAAATGAAAGCGCACGCACAATTGCTTGCCAGCGTTATGAGCATCGCCAGATAACACGTAAAAAAGTGGAATACCTTGGTCGGGAATGGTATCCCGTAGCGAAAGAACTGAATTTCGTCTGCAAGGAGAAAGACGAACGCGACGTTAATGGCAATCGTGACTGCCAAAAACACAAGAGCAACGAAACGCATGGCAACCCCTCAAAAGATGTTGAACTGCATACACTTGGGAAACCGGACGAAAGAGATGGTCAAGTGCATGCAATGTAAAGGAACCCATCTCAAGGTATTCGAGTGTGCAAAGCACGGCAAATGCACGGTATACAAAACGGGGCAGACGATCCGCCATAAATGCAGCAATTGCCCCGATTACTGTGGCAAAGACGCACAGCGTTAGTTATACTACACCCCTAGACGAGAAAACTTGGCTCGTGTTCCAGAAATAAGAGGAAAATACCATGTCGAGTGTAACGACGACGGTGAACGTGAACGAAAGCCTCGACCTCGAAGGTGAGGCAACCCATCAAGTACGTGTTCATTACAACGAAACTGACGCTGGCCAAGTGACTGGTCCATTCACGCTCGTAGGGGCACGTCAGGCGGCTCTCGTGGCGTTGGGCAAGGCTGGCGTACTCAAAGCAACCGTGGAGGCAATCTAATGGCTACTCTTGCTGAACTGATGACGCTGATTAACGACGGAGCGTTCGCCGACAAGTGCCGTGCGGCCATGCTCGTTACGGCGTACAACATCAAGAATGAGGCAACGGACACGCCGAACCATGCCAAGCGTCTTGCGGTTGTCAAGGGATGGCTTGCCGATCCTGAGCAGTATGACAATCGTGTTGCTCGCTATGTCATCGGGGCAAATAACGCTCTGGCGTTGGAGTCGATTACTGGTCTGTCTGACCCGGACATCAAGGCACACGTTGACGCATCCGTGGATATCTTCCTCGACTAAGGGAAACCATGAACGAATATTGTCAAAACGTCCTCAAGACGGAGTTGGCCAAGTCTGACTACGACGGCAAAACAGCCGATCAAGGTTGGGCTTGGCTGATGGAGCCTTACGCGACGGAATCCACCAAGGTTAATCCGGTTGTGGATCGTCGCAGCATCAAGACTTGGGCTATGCTGCACGGCAAACTCGGCATGATCCAAGCATCGGACAGCCAAGCGGCCAAGACACTGATGATGCTGTTCTCCGATCCTGACTTCACCAGCATTGATACTTCCAGCGACTTATGGAAGGCATTGATGGGGCAGTTGGTGGCGGCAGGGTTGCTAACTGAATCTGATGTAATTGCCGTGTCATCGCTCAACTCGACAAAGACCACGAGTGGACCGAAGGTGAGATTTGACGAGCGATTCTTCCCTGAGTTGTGGCCTCACGTCTCCAAGGACGGGAACGTTGGATCACCAGATGATCCAGCCATCAGTGGGTTCCCCAACACGATTACTCGTGAAGACTTTGACAAAGCGTGGTCCGCAGCAGGGAGGGCGTAACGATGAGTTTGCCAGATTCTATCGTCAATACAATCGGTACACCAATCGATTGGGAATCGAGTGGTGGTGATTACGCCATTACCTTGACTTCAATCTCTACTGGCAACGGTCGTCAGGGAGCGAAGGGTGATTTGACGGCATCTCGTGCCCGCATCTTTGACGTGCTGTTCACTGGTTCGGTTGGTTCGGCTGCGACAGCCGGAAATACCTTCGACCTCTATTGGGCAGCGTCCGACAGCGGGACGGCGGGAACCGATAACCCAGGTGGAACCAGCGGCACGGATGCGACGTTCAATACAACTCCATCCGAGTATGCGGCACAACTAATATTCATCGGCTCCCTTGTGCTGTCCAACAACGCCAGTACGGGCGTGCAGAAGCAATGGTTGTCATTTGTGCCTCCTGAACGCTACGGGATGCCTGTGGTGGTCAATAGCAGCGGTCAGACGACTGGTTCTACTGGTGCGGACTTCTTGATTCGTCTCATTCCTAGACTTGAACAGGTAATCGACTAATGCCAATTGGCTTGAACGAAAACCCTGTTGGACTGATTGATCCAGCGATGCCATTGGATTGGAGTCATCCTCTCAATCGTGGTCTTGCATCACGGTGGAAGGTGATTCCCAATTCCGGTTGGCGTGGCGGGTTGACGTTTCGTGATTTGGTTCGTGGCGGGAAGAAACCGAACGATGGCACACTCGTAAACGGGCCGACGTGGGTTGGTGGTGGGAGGCGTGGCGGGTATGGGGCGTTGTCGTTTGATGGGACTGACGACTGGGTGGATTTTGGTAATTCTTCGCAATTCGACATTACATCAAAGTTGACTCTATCCGTGTGGATATATCAGGCATCGCTCGTCGATGGCGGCATAGTAACGAAGTGGACTACGGGCGCTGGCACTGATAACTCGTACTTGATATATGCCCAAAGCGATAATTCGACTAATTTTTCAATTGAGCAGTCTGACAACACCATTAAAAATGCGTTGACTGATTGCGTTCTTGGACAGTGGAGGCACGTCGTTGCAACCGCAGACGGGAGCAATATCCAATTATACTCTAACGGTCAGGCGAGCGGGTCGGCGGTGGCTTACGATGGGACTCTCAAAACGACAACAAAAAAAGTCGTTCTCGGCAGACTTCGACAAGAAGACAATATTTATTCTTTTAGTGGAAAAATTGACGACGTTCAGATTTATAACCGTGGACTCTCCGCTCGCGAAGTCGCCCAACTCTACCAAGAGCAGCTACGTGGCTCACCCGAAACGCTGAGATGGGTAGGGGCGAAGACGTATGGGTTTTCGGAGCAAGCGGCAGCGAGTGGTGGAACTCCGATATTTAGCAGTGGTATTCTGTCTTCGAGAATCATTGGTGGTGGGGGTATCGCGGCATGAGCGTCAGATCAGGTCAATCGATTACCACTGAATTCACCACACGAGCCTTCGCTACGGGTGCTGCCACGGACGCCACCGGAACCCCGACAGGGACGTTGTACGTCAATGGCACTTCTAACGCCGCAACAGTAACGGTTACGAATCAAGCAACTGGCATCTACAAAGCAGCGGTAACGCTTCCAACTTTAGCGGTTGGCGATGTTGTATCACTTGTCATCAACGCGACGGTGAGCGGCGTAACGGACAACGCTAAGATTTGGGAAGACAGCAAGGATGTGTTTGCTGGTGCAATTCCAGACGTTGCGGCTGGCGGATCGGGAGGATTGTTCATCAGTGGGTCTAACACTGGCACGACCACGATGGGTGCTTTTACCGTGTCGGGTGCAACGACTCTTACGGGTGCGGTGTCGCTTGGGTCAACTCTTGGAGTTACGGGAACCACAACACTCGCAGCGGTCAATACGGGAGCCATCAATGCGAGCGGTACGGTTACGTTCAATGCGTTTACGGTTACGAACGCCTTCACGGTGTCTGGTGCTACCACATTGACAGGAGCGTGGACTGCAACGAACGTCAGCAACAACGTTACGGGCATAGCGATCACGGCGGCTAGTGTTGATGCTATCTGGGACGAACCTCTAGCGGCGCATACGACTGCTGACACTCCTGGAAATGTCCTTAACATGCTGACTCAGGACACAGTTGTTCTTTCGTCTGATGTTGCTCTTGGTTCAATTGTTGGTCAGATTCTTGATAATGGCACGGTATGGGATTACGACCGTGCAACTAGTTCGCTTCATGCGTTAGGGTCGAAACTGCCAGCCTCATTGGTAAGTGGTAGAATGGACGCATCTGTTGGCGCATATCAATCCGGATTGACTCCATTACAGCCGACAACATCCGGAAGAACCCTTGACGTTACGGCGGCTGGTAACGCTGGTATCGATTGGGCCAACATCGAGAACCCAACTACTGCGGTCAATCTATCGGCAACCAACATCGACGTGGATCAGGTCATTGCAAGTGTCTCAGGCAACGTGGGTGGCAATGTGACTGGTTCGGTTGGTTCTGTACTAGGAAGCGTTGCTGGCAGCGTGGCAAGCGTCGTGGGCAATGTGGGCGGCAATGTTACCGGAAGCGTGGGCAGCGTGACTGGATTGACCAATGCCACGATTGCGACGGCTGTTCTGACGACTGCAATGACGGAGAGTTATAGTGCTGACGGAGCGGCGGCAACTCTGGCTCAAGCCTCGTACATCATCATGCAAATGCTGACCGAGATTAGTTTCTCTGGCACAACGGCAACCGTGAAGAAACTGGACGGCTCCACGACAGCGTATACGCTCACGATCAACAATAGCAGCACACCAACTAGCATCACGAGGTCAACGTAATGGCACTCGTAGGAAGCCCATCATCGGTGTTGTCGAAAGGCATCGGTTCGTGGGGCAGCGTCAATTTGATGGTGACTCGCGGCCTTGGTGTTGCCGAAGCGGTTGTCGTCAATCCACGTTACGCCGTTGAGTACCAGATCAAGGTAAGCAGGGACGCGACGTATGCGATGAAGATATCTCGCGTGGCCAGTTACCAAGTGAAACTCTAGGAGTCGGCACGATGGCTCAGGAACATCCACAACACATTCGTTTCCCACATAACGAAGAACAGGTCCAGTTGTTGCCGACATGGAAGATGGCCATCGTCCAAATGCTTGTCACGTTGATGCCGATCATTGGCATCTTGTATCAGGGGTTTGTGGTGCTTCCGGGAGGAAGAGAAATGGAAGATATAGCGTTGAAGTGGATTTCTACGTTGGGTTTTCCCATCTTTTCCGCATGCGCCTTGGCGTGGGCATTGTTGAGAATATTCAGCAAGTACGAGAGCGCGACCAACGAATCGAAGCAGATAGCCCTTGTCCTGCACAAACAAGCCATCGAGCAAGTGGCGACTATGAATGAAGCACTGAGCCACACTGCTGATAAAATGTCGCAAGTAGCCAATTCGCTCGATAAAAACGTCAAGGCGACGGAGGCTAACACGGAGTACCTAAAGAAGTTCGGTTCCGACCCGATGGGGTTGTGTAAGATCGAGGAGGCCAAACGACACATTATCGAGCATGGTTTTAAGTGTCCTTCCGACAACAAGATACAGATGATTTTTGACAAGATAGTTGAGTTAAAGGAAAAGAAAGACAGGGATAAGGTCGCATGAAGTATTGGAGGGGCAAATTCCGCAAGTGATTTGCCTTTTGTACGGTAGTGTGATACATTACTGACAGACCCAGCCGATAGAGGTCGTGACATGCCGGTTTCCAGTCGTCCTGCATGGAGCATCGCAAGATAGCTCGCCCAAAACACGTACTAATGCTCCTTTGGTACGCGAGTAAGGTTTCACGAGACGCAAGAGATGCGTTTTCCAACGCAACACCTTTCAACCATGCCGAGCCGTGCATGGGCAATCTTCGGCCACGGCTTATTTTTACACCTTTCTTGGAGTATTTCATGGGTTTAGAATCTCGGATGAGTAGTGCGTATGAGTCCAATGGCGGCAAGAATGTCTCTGCTTTGCCGTGGGCTGCAATCGTCGAGGCATTGATGTCTCTTTTTGGCAATTGTCCAGCAAAGCGAACAAAGCGATGGGCTAAGTTGCATCCTGTTGCTGCGAAGTCTGCGATTGACGAGAAGTTGAAAGAAGAAGGGACGTTCACGAGCAACAAGGATCGCAAAGCGGCGGTTGATGCGGCTTACGATACGTTCATCAAGACTTCGGACGCGGAACTCGAATCCATGCGATAACTCACGAGGAAGATCATGTCTGACGAGCAAGATAAGAAGTTGGATGAAGTAGTTGCCGCGACATTCGATTGGGGCAAGTTCTTCTCGACGCCAACAGGCAAAGCAATCGGGGCACTTGCGATTGCTTTCTTTATGATGGCGTCCTCTTGGATTACCGACAAGGTGAATCACCAGCCTCCAGTAATCAACATTGTCCCATCGAACGACAATCCGCCGATTGTTCCGAGCGTAAAAGCCAAGTTCTCTGTTTATGTGACGGAGAAGACGAAAACGATCCCGAATGATCCGTCATTGGCTCAATTTGGGTTGATGGTGGATTCCAAAGTATATTCGGAAGGATTGTCGTACAAGATTGGCAATGTGATGACGCCGTTGCCATGCGTGGTCTTGGTTGACTCGGATGGTCGTGCGGTGTCAGCGGCTACTTTCGAGAAAGCGTCGGATATTGCGGAATTCTGCAAGAAAGGGAAATAATGCGTTTACCCATGTCTTTTGTGGCCGTATTGCTGTTTGCGTCCATCACTTCGTCTCAGATCGTTGATCCGAAAGATCATCCCAAAAAAGCCTCTAGCATCGTCCCTGCGACACTCAAAGCGTCTGGCGGGCAATTGGTGGTCATTGATGCCAAGAGTGCCAAGGGTGACGTTTCCTTTCGTTGGGACAAGGCTGTATTCGAGAATCGTGCGACGGTGGATGGGAAGAAGTTGTTCTTGTCGATTCCTGAGTACGATGACGACAAAGCATATCATATTGGGGTAATCTCGTGGGATGACAAGTCAGACGAGACGGTGACGATTTCGGTACAGGGGAAGAAGTTACCCATACCGAAACCGCCCACTCCGAAGCCAGAGGATATCTCGGTAAGGCTCGACAAGATCGAGTCGTCACTTGCTTCGATTGAGACGCGACTGATCTACCTCGAAAAGATCAAGCCGAATCCTCCTCCCGATCCGAAGCCGGAACCGAAGCCTGACGTTGTGCCGATACCGGCCAATGGTCTGCGGGTTTTGATCGTTGAAGAGTCGGCACAAAGGCACACGTTGTCGCAAGGGCAACGGCTCATTATTCTTGGCAAAGAATTTCGCGACTTCCTTGAGGCTAAATGCGTCATGGGTCCAGATAATCGGACAAAGGAATATCGGATTTACGATCCAGAAATTGCCATGAACGGAGAGTCGAAAATCTGGCAAGATGTGATGAAGCGTCCTCGTGCTTCCGTTCCGTGGATTGTGATTAGCAACGGCAAGAATGGGTTTGAAGGTCCGTTGCCTACAAACCTTGCTGATGCTATTCTTTTGGTAAACAAATATGCGGGGGTGAATCCGTGAGCGAGTTAATTATCAACGATGATCCATCAACAACGGACCTTGCGTACCCTGACGGCGTTTCGTTTGGCTATGTCGAACGCGATTACGCCGTTTATCCGAAAGAAATGTTTTCCGCACCGAGCGAGATGAAATTGATCCCTCGTTCGGAGTGGTCGGCTCGAATCAAAGAGCAAGAAGAAGCGAAGTCGCGTATCTCGGATATCTTGCTCGCCAAGGGCATTCCGAGCATGGATCAAGGACCGAACGGCTATTGCTGGGGTCACAGCACGGTAGGGGCTGTGCAAGCCGTCCGCGCCTTTAACAATCAGCCATACGTCCCCCTTTCTGCTTACATGGTCTGTGCAATCATCAAGAAGGGGAAAAACGAAGGTGGTTGGTGTGGTTTGTCTGCTAAATTCTTGCGAGAAGTTGGCGTTTGTTCGCAGGCACTTTGGCCGCAAGGCGACCGAAATGTCCGACGAGATACGCCAGAAGTGCGAGAAGACGCGGCAATGCGTAAGGTAACGGAAGACTTCGTGGACCTGACTCGTGACGTATACGACCAGAATCTTACGTTCGATCAACTCGCTACGTGTTTATTGAATGGGATTCCTTGCGCGGTAGACTTCAATTGGTGGTCACATTCCGTCATGGCGTGCGATCTTGTTGAGGTCAGTGCTGGCAGTTTCGGAATTCGCATTCGCAACTCGTGGGGCGATAGTTACGGAGATCGAGGGTTTGCTGTCCTGCAAGGGTCAAAGGCCATTCCAGACGGTGCATTAGCAATAAGGGTCAGCGGCGCTTCGTCGAACTAAGTATTGGCCTAGATATGGCGTCCGCGAAATCTATTTTGCATATGCGGACTCTTTGATATATTGTGCTGTACGGCAATCCAAGGAAACTGCACCACTCTTTGAGTGACATTATTTTTCCTTCGTGGTCTATCATTACATTCCTTTGTTTGTTACTGTATGCTCCTAGCCGCCGATTGTCCTCGTAGTTTTCGCTTGGAGTGCCCCATGATAAATTGCCAACAGAGCAGTCTGTTTTTATTCCGTTAAGATGGCGGCATTCCATTCCGCTTGGTTTTGGTCCTACGAAGGCGCACAGGACTAATTTGTGGACAAAAAAGGTAGATTGCTTTCTTTCTGGCGTAGCAAGGTTAACCCTTGGATATCCTTTGGCGCTGGGAGGTGTTTTTAATTTCTTCCACTTGTCAGTAATGAATTTTCCGAGGCAGCAGGATTTCCATTGGCTCCATATAGTTCCGTCGCTTCCGACGCGATAGCCAGGATAATTCTCGATGCTTCGATACTCGACTTGATGTGAATCCATGATTACCAATCTCGCAAATGGTAGTTGTGGTAGAGTTGTTTGGGTTTACAAGAACCCAAGCAACTCGGTATATTGTATTCAAGAAAGGATTAGTTGAATATGCAAATTCTGCTTCTTGCGATTTTGATTTGTCAGCCTCCCCAAGTTCCACGAGTTGAGCAAGCTCCACCGATAGAGGAACTGCTACCTCTCCCACAAGCCCACCCACCAATGCCTGTGGTGGAAAAGATTCGTCCCGTCCAGTATCCATACGTCCTATTCGTCGGTCAGTCTCCTGTAAAAGTCGGAAACTACCAATCCATTCGCGACGACAAGGCGTATGATCGAAGTGGCGTGTACTTCGTCATGTCGGATCGTTCGTATCGAATCATTGCGGACGACGTATTGGGTGAGTGTCGCAGATTGGAGAGTGGCCCTGTGGCACGCCCTTTTTTCGGCAAATCCCTGTCCAGTCTCGGCAAAACTGCTGACGCTAGTGGTGTATATCTCGCCGTGAGCGAGCAAGAGGCGTTGAAGTCAGTTTGGCCGAAAAGCGTACCCGTTCCACAAGGCTTGTCGTTCTATGTCCCGACTCGGCTGGTACAGCGTAGTGCGGTGACGGATACGCCCCAGGAGGGACGCTACAACGAATTGACGGTCGGATGGCTTGGTCGCCAATCACAGTCGCCGTATGACGTTCCTGGTGGGCTAGAGGGCATATCTAGGGGCGAGTGGTCTGCTTTCCCTGCGACGATCAAGGGTAAAGAGGTCAAGTACTTCAACAAGATCGATCCTTTCAGCGGTGCGTTTGGTGGTAGGTTGCGAAGGATTGATCGGTCGTTTGAGGGTGGGTCGGTGTTTTATGACTTGCTCGTGAACGCGAGAGGAAAGCCTTTTGAGTTGCGGGCCATGTCTTTCGATGGTGATGTGCCAGAGCCGATGGTGTTGTTCGCGGACCACTCGGAGGCTCCCGTTGGGTATAATCGGGTTCGCTCGAAAGATTGCTTGTCTTGCCATCAAGATGCTGGTAGTGTTCGGTATGCCAGTGGAAATGTTGTCGGTGGCGGGTATAACTTCTCTTTTCCATACTGATTTGTGTAAAAAATGGTGTCTTTGCGATGAATGCACAAAGACACCTGTCACAACCAAACTTTCAGGAGAATGGCTATGCGTGGTAATGATACTAGCGATGAAATTCTTTACAAGGATATTCCTGGATATCCAGGATACAAGGCCGGAACGGATGGGTCAATTTGGACGGCATGGAAAAGGTCATGGGGCAATGGTCGAATTGGGTGTTTTTTCGAGATGACTGACTGTTGGAAGAAAATGACCATAAACCATAATGGAAAATATCCAACAATAAAGTTATGTAAAAACGGGAAAGTTTATAATTTTTCAGTTCACAGGTTGATTCTTTTTTCATTTGTTGGCAATCCTCCAGAAAACCATGTCGCATGTCACAACAATGGCGTAAAAAACGATTGCCGCTTGGAAAACCTTAGATGGGATAGCCGAAAGGGAAATGAAGCTGACAAAGTGGTCCACGGAACTAAGCAGTGCGGTGCTAAACACTACGAATCCAAAATAACGGAGCAAGACGTTAGGGATATTAGGAAAAAGCGATCAGAAGGAATTACGTTGAAGTCTATAGCAAAAGAATATGGAATTCATTTGTCGGCAGTCCATCTTATTGCTAAAAGAAAAACGTGGGCCAGTGTCGATTAGTGATCCATTCCGTGACTTCCCTGGTCATGGAGAGGAACGTCAGGTGGTGTTGCGTTGATAGATCAATATTGGGATGATTGGAGTTGGACAGAAATGTTAAACGAAGAAAAACCATCACAAAAAGCCATTGAGGTCGCGGCGCGAGTCTGGTGCGACCAGGAAATGGGCAGCGTTGTTATGGATACGAACGCCGCAACGGAAATTGCAAGAGTCGTGGATAAGGTGCTTTTGGGCCAAAATGTTCCTCAAGGAGAATGACATGAAAAAGGGATTGCTTGTTTTGCTGTTCTGCATGGCTCTGATGTTGGTCGTGTTTGTCAGTTACTCGGAAGCGTGTGGCGGCGGTGCGGCTCGTCGTGCAAATCGTGGCGGGCTGTTCCGTGGCCGATTCCAGGCTCGTGAGAGCGTTGCCACGACGTATCGCATGTCTGCCCCACGTATGTCGTTCCGAGTCCAAAGCGGCGCGTGTGCCAATGGGCAATGCGAAGTACCGATGAGTCAGAAGAAGTAAAAGTGCAACGCCGCAGTAGCGACAATATTGCACAGAGATGTTCTGCTTGGTGAAGGCAGACAGTTAGCGGCCATACCAACGAGGATTGTTGGTGAACCTACTACGGCACGTCGCCGTCAAATGGCCGCTTAATACACAAAGAAAGGGAAAAGGTGATCCCTATCTACCCTGTAATGGGGTTCTCGTATATCAGGCTTGATTCCTAGGACCGTCTGAAAGTTACGGGCCATAATTAGCCGGGTAGCGCCAGTGAGCATTCAACTCACTGGCGTTTTTGTTTGACTTGGGTGCGTTCTTGGTATATCCTAGCATCAGAAAGGAAGGAATAAATGGAAAAGAAACGTAGATCGGCTGGCTCCAGTCGCATGAAAGAACTCGGATACCGTGGGGTGATGTTGTACATCACGGAAGAGGAATATCTTTCTGCGTGCGAACTCTCTGGTGACAAACCAGTTGCGACATGGGCTGCGGAAAAGTTGAAGAAAATAATCAAAAAGCACTTGACTGTTCCAAGAACAAAAGGTATAGTTGATTGTGTCAAGCCAATCAATCAAAACGAAAGGGAAACATGAGCAAGCCATCCAAAGAGCAGTTGGAATCCATGATGCGTCGTCACGAGTCGTTTGTGGCACTCGTTGCTGGCAAGACGCATTACGAACTGAAACGTCATGGCAAGGTGGTGCAAGTGCCAATTGCTACGACACGGAAGAATGAGAGGCCGCGATGACCCAGCGAAAGCATGATTCCGAGGCATTGCGCAAGGAAGTCCAGTCTTTGCGTGACGCGAAAAAGGAAATGACAAAAGCACTGGAAACCGCTCTTTCTACTCCAGTAGTTCCCTGGAATGAGGAGCAAGCGTTGGAGTCGATCAATTGCCGCTACTATGCACGCGGCATCCTTGAGAAATATAAGGGGTAAACTATGAGCAGTGAAGTTGTTAAGTTGGGGAAACTTGCTCTTGGGCAAGAAGGAAGAGATGCCGTACACGTCGCCGTCATACCCATGAAGGCTGATCGGCCATTGAATCCTGGCACTCACTTGAATGCCAATGGCGGTATCGGTGGCAAGTTGGTTGGCATCGTGGACCCTTTCCTTGGGTCGCGTGTGAATGCTGGTGAATGGTTCTATCTGTGCCTTTACCCGAACACCGTTACGTCTTTGCGACACGAATGGACGCATCCAGAGTTCCCTGGCACTACTCCGGCCATTAGCGAATCAGAGAAGTGGCTTAGGAATTTCTGCCGAGAAAATAGCGCCGACTACGAAGAGCTGGTCAAAGACGCCTCTAGTGGCCACGGATACTGCTTTGGCGATGATTGCGGTCCAGGTAACGTTGGCGACGAATTCTGGGATCACTTGGAAGTTGTGACTGGAATGAAGTTTAGCCGTAATCACAGGGAAGATATTTATTTCCGGTGTGCTTGCTAGGGAGTGAACCATGAGCGACATTTCCGATTACAGTGAAGCCAATGATCGGCCAGCAACGCCAGAGCCAAAGGCCGAGCATTTAACCATGACTCCTGAGCGTGAGGATTCCCTTCTGTACTTCGGATTTGTCCGCAACAAGATGGCTGTGCCGATTCACAAGGGATACAAGTATCGCAACTACCTGATTCAGCCAGGAGAAGGGTGGATCAGGAATGGCGAGGTTTTTACAAACGTGGCGGCGTTGGCGTGGTTACACGATTATCGAAAGAAAGAAGGTGAAGAATGAGTTCAGAGATTGCTACTATTGGTCCAGAACAAGTTGACCTTATCAAAAGGACTATTTGCAAGGGTGCAAGCGACGACGAATTGCGTCTTTTTATGAACCAGTGCAACCGAACTAGGCTTGACCCGTTTTCTCGACAAATATACGCTATCAAGCGATGGGACTCTCGCGAGAAACGAGAAGTGATGCAGACGCAGATAAGCATCGACGGAAGCCGACTTATTGCCGAGCGATCTGGCAAGTATGCAGGGCAAGTCGGTCCTTGGTGGTGTGGTCCCGATGGCGAGTGGAAGGAAGTGTGGATTAGCAACGATCCACCTGTAGCGGCCAAGGTCGGCGTTATTCGCTCCGACTTCAAAGAGCCATTGTATGCAGTAGCTCGCTACTCTGGTTACGTCCAGACTAACCGTGAAGGCAATCCGAATGCGATGTGGGCAAAACTCGCAGACGTGATGCTTAGTAAGTGCGCCGAGTCACTTGCTCTACGCAAGGCATTCCCGAATGAGTTAAGTGGCCTTTACACGGAAGAAGAACTTGGTACAGAGCATCCTGTGGCAGTCAAACAAGATCACCATGTGGAGTTGCCAGCCGCAAAGCCTTCTAACATCGAACTCGATACAATCGTTGGTGCGTGGAAGGTGCTTCTGACGGTGGAGAAAATTCCCAACGTCGTCGAGTTGAACAAACAACTGGCGGCGGTCAAGGCAATCGAGATCGAGGAAGCACGCAAAGTCGTATGGGGCATGGTAAAGAACTTCGCGGCGCAAGTCGATTGTGTGTGGGACGAGACAGCGAAACAGTTCGTGGTGAAACCTGTGAAGATGATTAAGGAATAACAGAAATGAGCATTGCTGGTTGTGTTCAAAACGTTTCGGTTCTAGTTGCGGCACTTGTGGCGTGTTGGTTATTCGATAACTACTGGATGCTATTGCTGATTGCGTTGTGGCTAATACCTAAAGAGAAAGAATAACAGAAAGGTGGATTTGTATGAGCATGAGTACGAGTATTGTTGGTTTTGTTCCTCCCGATAACAAGTTCAAGGCAATGAAGGCTGTTTGGGATGCGTGTCGTAAGGCTAAAGTTGAAATTCCAGAAGAAGTTTCCGACTTCTTTCAGGACGAAACTCCTGATGATGCTGGCGTTTCCATCGACCTTGAGGACCATGAGTGCGTAAAAGAAATTTCGGAGGAATCAGTCAACGGGTTCGAGGTCGATATTTCGATGTTGCCCAAGGACGTGAAGATCATTCGGTTCTCCAACTGTTACTAGAAAGGTGGATCATGTACGTCGATTTGTTCTGGGTAGGATTGGTTGCTCTTGCATTGCAAAGTTCGGTTATTTGCGTCGCTACATTCCTTGTTGCTTTTGATCCTGGTCTTGGTGGAGCAAAAGTAGCAGCGAAAGCAGCTTTGTGTTGTATTGTTTCACTAGCAACTCTTGGTCTAGGAGTCGCGCTGTGTGTTAATAACAGAGTACCTGTCGAGGTCGAGTGTTGTAAAAAGTAGAGGAGTTCTGCGCATGGAAGCAATTATCGTTTACTTGGCGATTTCTCTTGGCTCCTACTCGGCTTGGGTTACGCTAGATGAGTGGAGACGGCAGAGGTCGCCGCCGTGATTATCCTGCGATCAAGGGCAGGTCTGGGGGAGGCCGGTATGTCAGAAATGGCGTACCGGCTTTTTTTATTGGCGCAACCCATGACAGGATAAAGAACTACTGATTTTGTACGGGAAACCAACACAAAATTTCTGGACAAAGCAATACGGATGGGGTATATCTTCTCAACCTACCAGCAATTCACGTTGATAGTCCCTGCCGTTCACGCATCTGACTCCTGGTAGGGTTGATTTCGCTGGACGGTGGGGCTTTGTTTTCCAAGGATCGATATGAAAACAGTCGCAATCCCGACTCCCGCCGATTGGGAGAAACTACCGCATCACCCCTTGGCCAATCTCATCGACTTTGGGGCAGGAATCAGCGTAGCAGGGCTTGCAGACCATATCAAACGCAATGGCTTCGACGATCAGGAGCCAATCGTCCTGCTTGATGATCTTATCCTCGATGGTCGTCATCGTCATTCTGCGTGCGTCCTAGCAGGCATTACCCCTTCCTTCCGAAAGTTCATCGGCAAATCACCCGAAGCTTATGTAGCAAAAAAAGCATTTCGCCAACATCTTGATACGTCCCAACGTGCCATGATTGCCGCTTGCATGACAAGTGCAATATTGCACAACTCGGATCAGGTTGATGAGAGTGCAGTATTGCACACGGCGAAAGATGCTTCCAAGGTGATGAATGTATCGAAACGTGTAACGGAAGAGGCAAAGAAGGTCATCAAAAATGGTTCGCAAGAGTTGCAGGATTCGGTGAAGAGTGGTGCTGTATCGGTTTCTGATGCTGCGAAGGTTGCGGATAAGCCCGTAGAAGTGCAGAGGAAGGCTGTGGAGGCCGTGAAGAACGGCAACGCTAAGACGGTGGCGAAAGCGGCGGAAGAGGACGTAGGGGCCATTCTGGACGATGACAACAACATTGTGCCAGGTGGGTTAAGACGAATATTCGAGTACAGCGACAAGTATCTTTCGGCGGCGAACTCTCTCGCCAAACTCGCGAAGTTGATGCGTCAGATCGAGGAGAGTGAGCCATATCGCACGGTGGATGCCCTTAGTGAAGGCGAGAGAAGAGACTACTCTTCGCTAATGTCGAGAGCGAGGGACAAGTTGTTGGCGTGGCGTCCTGCGGTAGCGTGTGAGTGTGATAAGGGGTGCAATGATTGCGGCAAGAAGGGGTTTCTAACAGCGGAAGAAGTAGAAGAAAGGGACGCAAATGCTGGCAACAAGTAGGAAACTGAAAATCTTCTCTGGTATCGAGTTAAGCGAAGATCAGAACATTGCGATTGACGGGATTTACGAATGGAGAGATAACTGGCCGCGAACGAAACAATACTTCACATTTGGCGGTCTGGCTGGCAGCGGAAAGAGTACGATTGTTTCCGAACTTCTAACGGTGTGGAGTAGCGTTGCTGTGGTTGCTCCGACAGGTAAAGCAGCAAATCGGCTAAGGCAATTGGGCGTCGATAGCGCCCAGACCGCACATAGTTTGATCTACTATCCCTACGAGGACAAGATTACGAGCAAGGTGAAGTATCGCAAGGTGGAGAACTTGCCTGGGGTAAGGACGATCATTTGCGACGAAGCGAGCATGGTTAACGAATGGCTGATGAACGATCTTTTGTCTTTTGGGATACCTATTCTTTTCGTTGGCGATCATGGGCAATTAGAGCCGATTGGCAAGAACCCAAATCTGATGGTTGATCCTGACGTGAAACTCGAAAAGATTCATCGTCAGGCAGAGGGGAATCCAATCATTCGGCTGGCGGCAGCGTGGAGAGAGGGTAGAGAGCAACAGGTTACGAATGCGGTTCGCGGCAAAGGGTATTGGCAGGATAAAGATGGGTTGTGCAGGGTGTCAAATCGGCGCGAGTTTGATTCATGTCTTGATTCGGGAATGCAGTTGATTTGCGGATACAACAACACGCGACACAAGTACAACTCGACGATTCGCAAGACTAGGGGCTTTAGTGGCAAACTTCCCGAACCAGGGGAAAAGATCATCTGTTTGCAGAACAATAAGGAGTTCGGGATATTCAACGGTCAGCAAGCAATGTGTGTTGCGACGTACAAACCGCACAAGAAGACGGTGGAGATGGACATTGAGGTGGACGACGGCAGAATCATCACAGTTAATTGCCTCATCGATCAGTTTGGAGCAAACGTCGTGGAGGACCACAAGAACAAAGCTATTGCCCTGTTTGACTTTGCGTATGTTCTTACGGCCCACAAATGTCAAGGCAGTCAGTACGATTCCGTTGCTGTTTTGGAAGAAATAGCTCCAGCGTGGAATGCCGCACGGTGGCGATACACTTGTACGACGCGAGCAAGCAAGAACCTTGTTTATTGCATGTAGGAGCCAAGAATGGAACGCTCATCTTGGGTACGAGTGAATAATCGGTGTGAATGTTCCGTTTGCCACTCAAAATCCTGGTGTGTCAGAAGTACGGATGGGCAAGTGGCTTACTGCATGAGGGTAGAGTCGGATAAGCCAATCCCTGCGGGTGGCTGGATACATCGATTATCCGATCCTCTTCCAGTTGCGCCAGAGCGAAAGCCAGCGAAGAAGATTGCCAACGTGGACGAACTGGCTGGCAAGATGTTCAATCGACCTTCGGCGGCAGAGAAACGAGTAGAGTTGTCGAGGTCGCTTGGAGTGAGCCTGGAATCGCTCTATTCGCTTCGTGTGGGTGTTGGGTGGGACCACGATGGGCAAGAGTATTCCTCGTGGCCTGCACGCGACCCTGGTGGCTCTGCGATAGGGATTACGCGACGATACGGGGATGGATCGAAACTCACACTGGCGGGAACCTCTAACAGTGGGGTTTTCCTTCCCGATGCGTGGCCAGATCGACTCGGAAGGATCGTGGTGGTCGAGGGTGGGTCGGATACAGCGGCACTTCATTCTTGTGGTATCAACGCGATAGGACGACCGAGTAACGTGGGTGGGGCGAAGATCATTCGAGCGATACTGGAAAGGTACGGCAGGAACAGAAGAGTGATGGTGGTTGGGGAGAACGACGAGAAGCCACACAAGAGGGGGCAAAACAGTTGGTGTCCGAATGAATGTAAAGGGTGTGCGTGGTGTTTTCCAGGGCTGTATGGGGCAAGAAAGGTAGCGAGCGAGTTGGGATGTCCCTGGTATATGCTACCCAAGGAGTTCAAGGACGTAAGGGATTGGTATAAAAAGGAAAAGGTTGATTTCGTAAGTGCGTTTTGGCTGGAAATCTTTAACCAAGAAAGGGCTGTGGCATGAAGGTCGGCATTACGGGAACGCGAGAAGGGATGACGGAGAAGCAAAAGAAGTCATTCAGCGAACTTGTTAACGAGATACCAATTCCATTTGAGCTTCATCATGGCGATTGCGTAGGGGTCGATGATGAAGCGGCAACCATTGTGCATGAAGCTGGATCGGCGACAATCGTGGTGCATCCTCCTACCGATGACAAACTCCAAGCGGGAAACCCGTATGGGACATTTACGATGGAGGCGAAGTCGTATTTCGCACGCAACCGAGACATCGTTGACGCCGTTGAGTTGTTGATTGTTGTACCGCTACAGAGCGAGCATCAGATACGTGGCGGCACATGGAAAACACACGACTACGCTGTGAAAAAGAACAAGCGAATCATTACGATTTGGCCAGATGGAACCCTAACCGAAAGGAAACCATAATGAAAGATTCATGCTTAAACAAGAAGCCAGTTAGTGTTTGGGAGTTTCACGCGGCAGCGATCAGGAAAGAGATTGGCCAAGCTAGATTGACTGCTTTGTTTCGCAGAGATGGGTCGTTCATGGCGTGGGTAATACGCAACAAGGACAATGAGGCTATTTCCCGATGGTGCGGTGATGATGAGGAAGCGTGGCGTGATGCAGCGGAACGACTTGGGGTAATCTGATGCGAATCGAGTGCGAAGAAACGTTGGACTTGTTTCGTGGTCCTGGCATGTGTGAGTGGTGCGGCAAACAATGCCGGCGCAGAGAGCCATGTCACCTCGTGGCCAAAGGACATGGCAGCGGACGTAGATTGGACGTTTCTTGGAATCTTTTGGCAATGGGGTCAACGTTGGAATTCGAGTGTCCCTGTCATACGAAATCGCATCAGGAGGGTATTCCTTCTTACGAGCAAATGTTATCGGTGATTAGTCGGAGAGAGGGTCATTCTTCTGATGCGATTGAACGAGCCATCTGGTTCATCTTGAGGCTCAATAAGGACTTGTCGGTTTATCGCGTTGAAGAAGCGTTAAAGGACTTGACCAGGGAGCCGCGAATGTTGGCTGAACGTGAATTACGAAAGGCTGGGAAGTTATGAAAGGCATCAGTAAAGCAGACTTCGACAAATACATTGCGATGGGCGCAACATCACAGGGAGTCAATGTGGACGCCCTGCCCGATCCAGATTCCATTGTTGTCCATGTTGATGGAGAGACTGTGCTTGTGCCGCGAAAGAACAAGTACAACGCCAAAAAGACAGTTGTGGACGGTATCACGTTTGACTCGAAAGCCGAGAGTGAGCGATACAAGTTCCTGAAATCCATGCAGGACGCGGGAGCGATATCGAATCTTGAGTTGCAGCCACGATACGTGTTCTACGTGAACAGCCAGAGAATCTGTGCATTCAAACCAGATTTCAGGTATGTGGCGGAAGGGGAAGTTATTGTCGAGGACGTGAAGAGTAAGGCAACTAAGACGCGAGACTACTCTATCCGAAAGAAGTTGCTTCTTGCCCTGTACAACATTGATCTTGTGGAAATCATGAAGTAGCCATCCGAGATTGCGTTTCTCTGTGCTTCCCGCGTGGGCCTAAAGCATGGGTGGAGCGGAACCTAGTCAATGATTGATGATGGTCCGCAACCGATATGAGATAATCGGACGCAACGGATGGTTTTCATTTGACAATTCTCGGAACACATGGCATATTAGTTACGTCAAGCCGATTCCTTATACCCATCACCCCAGCGTATCTAAACGGCTTGACATTCGTTTCTTCTACCTGGGGTGGTGGATTTCTGAAAGGTAACAAGTGAAAACACTGATAGAAATCAAGTTGCTGGCGGATTCAATCGAATATATTGCTTTGAATCCGAGCAGTAATCTGTCACGGGAACAGACCGAGCATCTTGCCAACACTCATATGACGCTTCAATGGGTTCTCGGCGAAGGTGATGCTAATGAACAACGGATTCTTTCTGATGGTTTCGAGGCTATTGTTGCCAGTGCAAAACTCATTCAGGAGGAAAGCAAGTGAAAGCATCTTTTCGTCGGGAGCCATTGTTGGCTGCGTGTGCTGCGGTATTTCCATTTGCGGCCAAAAAAAGCACGGTCGAGGCCATCAAGAACGTCAAAATTATATCCGATGGCCTTGGTATTACGTTAGTTGCGACGGATAACGAAACAACGATCCGAAAGAAATGCAGTGTCCTTTCCAGCGAGGAAGGCGCTGCTATCTTGCCGTGGAAAGCGTTCAACATCCTCAAAGAATCGGACTCGGAAGAAGTGGTTATCGATGCCGATGAGGGGACTTGTCGGATCGAGTTGAGCAATGGATCGTTTGAACTGAATAGCGTCCCTGTGTCGTCGTTTCCTGACTCGAATCCATCGGATTTCACTCGTGCGATCATGGTCGAGGCCGAAGACTTTATCCGCATGGTCAAGTCGGCTTCTATTGCGGTGTCGCAGTTGGATAAGACGACTAGCGTGCAGCGTGGCATCAATGTGCGATTACAGGACAAAAGGTTGTCGATGATCGGTTTTGATGGTCGTGTGGCGTGTTTTACGGGCGTGGACGGCGACTTCGATGGAAAAGCCAGTGTTACGGTTCCACCAAAGCCGATGGAACTGGCGGCAGGGATGGGAGTTGGCCAGTTGTTGATTAATCCGTTCCTGCCCAATGCGTTTGCGGTCAAAGGTGGTTCGTGGGAAATCAGGACTTTGCTCTACGAAGGGACATTCATGGATGTGCAGAAAGCTACGGCTAAGTTGAAGTCTAGTTTTGAGGCAAAGATCAATGTCGGCCAGTTCGCGTCCCTGTTGCGTCAGGCATCGCTTGTAACGGACGATTTATCCGTGTCGGTCATTTTGTCCTTTACGCCGAACAAGTTGTCTGTAACGTCGTCCTGTGCATCGCATGGGCGTTCCGCTCTGGAGATGGTGTGTGAGTGTGCGGGAAGTAGCACGACTCGGATGAATCCGAAGTTTTGGTTGGCGTTCTTAGATACCCTTGACGATGACTCGGTGATGGAGTACAAGTTTGACGGGAAACAGGCCATTGCGACGTGTGGCAACGTGGTGTTCCTCATTTCGTCGATGGAAATCCAGAAAGGGAGTTAATCATGAAGATGCACAGTTTGGTTGACCCGCCGCGAAGGGATGGTTTTAATGATTTTGAAGACTACCTGAACTCAAATCCTGACCTTAGAAGGAATTATGTGACCTTGTGTCATTGGTTTGAGGCAAAGAAGCATCGTGGCCACTTGTACGAGTTCTGCGCGATGAATGGTCATCTGGCGGCGTTTGAGGAGGTGTTCAAGGAGGACGCAGCATGAAGCCTCGTCAATGCTATGATTGCGGATCGAGGAAATCTCCGATCAGTTGGAAAGGTCGTTGCAAGAATTGTTATGACCGATGGATATACCGGCAAGGTCTGGATACCCATTTCGATGGCGACGATATGACGCAAGAGGAAGTGGATGCGTTAGTTGCGGAACAAATGCGGAATCTGCCGCCGTGGTGGTATACGAACAAGAAAGGGGAATAGATGAATGAATTAATTCTCGAATTTGCCAAGAGAAAGGATTACGTCCTTCTGTCATGCGAAACAAAGAAGATAAATGGTTATGACTCATGGCTTTGCACATGGAGTGACGGCGGCAATGTCATCCACAATTTCATTGACGGAATGGGATACAACGAAGAATTCAAATTGTCCATGACGCTGCTTTCCATGACGGACGAGGAACTTGCGTTGTACTGCGAAGAAAACGGAATAGAATGGGGTAATTCATGAGTCAATCTCTGGCCGACAAATTGAAGTTGAAGATCACGGGCAAACTGACGCCCAAGACGGATGAGCCTGCGCCGGTTAAGGGCAAAAAGAAGAAGTTCTCCAAAGAAGAAATTGCCGCCGCTTCGGCAATTATCAAGGCCGACGTGGAGTTAAAGAAGTCTCTGGAGATTCTTCTGCCGAAAGAGGGACCTAAGCCCGCAGATGCCCCAAAACAGGCACAAGATAAGCCCAGAACGTGTTGTGGGACAAAAAGGGGCAAGGATTCGCCTCACGACGTAAAGTGCCACACGCTCGTAGGGAAGAAGAAGTTGCATATTGGGTTTGATTTGCCTGGGGGAAGATTTCCCGTTGGCACAAAGATGGATAAGACATACCATGAAGGGGGATTCTGGTCTTGTTTACTTGGAATTCCTAGTTGCGATGTGGTATTCGAGGCGCAAGACGGCAACGCTCTCCAGGTAGAGTGGAAGGTAACGAAGAAATACATTGCGTGGTTGAAAGAGAACGCGGCGGCTCCCGTCGTACCGGAGGTGAAATCGTGACCTGCGAGTGCTACTACTGTGGCAAAAAGAATGAGGTAGATATCGGATACGACACTTGCGACGGTTTAGAGGTAGACGTAAAGTGTACGTCATGTCAAAAGGAATACGTCGCCGTTCTTCATTTGGAAATGTGGCTGGAACCGTGGGAGAAAGCAGATGAGTGACAAACCAAAATCTCGCCAAGTGAAGTGGCAGGAGAAGATGATTGCGGAAGGAAGATGCCGCCAGTGCGCCGTTGTCCTCACCAATGGCAAGACCAAGTGTGATCCATGTCTAAAAAAATCCAACAAAAAGATTGACAAGCTCCAAAAAGCATAGTAGATTATCGGTGTCAGTGATGCAGGAATGGCGCAATTGGAAGACGCAGGCCCTACAAGGGGTTGATAAGGCTGGCAATGGCCTCTTTTGTAGGTTCAAATCCTACTTCCTGCACTTCAACCGAGGCGAGAATTGAGAAGCGGTGGCAATCCTCGGCAAGTACCACCTGAAAGTTTCCGCGACATCAGCGCGACTTGACAGCCGGAGAGACGGCGGTTTTCTCTGGGATGGGCACGGCGACCCATTACTTGCAGATAGAACGGCCAAGCCAGCCGGTGTGAAACGTGGCTGCAACCACAAGTGGCTCTAAGAAGGAAACAATCACACTAGCCGGTTCGACTCCGGCCAGAGAAACTTGGACGCACTTGTGGAACAGGATGTCTGCCCCACGCTGGATGGTGGGATTGCGGCCATATCGGTGAAAACCCGATTGCGTCTAACTAACTGAAAGGTGAGCGGCGTGGTAGACAGATACACTTTCGACCAGGACTTTGATGGCGTATACCTATACGACATCTACACGGACACTGTGACTGGCAAGAAGTATGGAGTGATGTACGAAGACACTCTGGAATTGCTTAACTCGCAAGCGGCGGAAATTGCCAATCTGCGATCAAGGATCGACAGCTTGGTTGACGCATGTGGAGGGCGTGTTGGAGGTTGATAAATAACGCAAGCCGAGCGTTTAACTCGGCTTTGGCGTCTAACCAGAAAACGTTGTATATTTGGTCCAATTCGCAACCAAATCTTACGACACTTCTGGTTAGATGTCAAATAAAAATCACAAAATTGCCCAAGTGACAGCCATTTTCGCAATGAAAACAAGATGGCGTCACACACATAGCACTTATGTGCAACCTCGCGTTAGTCCGAGCCTGCGGGAAGACTATCATTGGGCGGCGTCCCCTACAATCAGAATCGTGGGACATACTTTACCAGCGGCATTGTCGCATTGTTTTAACGGGAGACGGGATAACCGTAAGTCTCCGAGGCCAGGGGTGAACCTTGATGGGCCTCAACTGCATTGGGCAGCGTGCTTTTAATCGAGCATTGAAACATCAAGGGCAAGCAACCGTCTCAGCTTTATACGGAACGGCTTGGCAATCCAGATTACCAGGGATTGCTGCGCCCCGAACTCGCATTACCGGAACTACGCAGCACACTTCTCTGGTGAGAGAATAAGAGTATACAAGTAAACAGAATACAGGGGAAAACCGAATGTTTGAGAAGAAACAGATCAGTATGGACCAATACAGGATATCCATCGAGAATATCATTTCGATGATGGAACTCGACATGGACGTTCATCTCTCTTCGAGGTTGGATCAGCAGACAAGAGGTATGGTTTTGCATATAGTGGCGAACCTTTACGCGAAGGACCACAAGGAAACCGTCGAGGATTGGTCTGAGAAGAAGACGGTGGAGATGATAGAATTCGTGTCGGTTCCGGCGTCGTGGTGGCAGCACTTCAAGAAGGAATGGTTTCCGTTGTGGGCGCTGAATCGGTGGCCGGTCAAGGAAAGGTTCATCGAGGTGAAATTGGAAAGGGAAGTGGAAGTCAAGCATGTCGTCAACAAGCACGTCACGAAGATTTGCCCGCATATAAAATTGGACCGTCAGGCAAGGCATTTGAGCTGGAT